TCGATCCGCAAGCCTGCCGGGATTGCCGGCCGGCGGGCTCAACTGAGCGGAAAATCTGATGCCACATAACCCTGATCGACTGGAGCAGCAAAGGAAGGGGCGTCTCGCGCGGAAGGCGTCGCCCTGGGGGCGCGCGCCGCACTGCGACACCAAGCGGGCGCGCCGGGTCTACGAGGAAGCGAAGAAGCGGGGTGGCGACTGATGGAGTGGGTCGGCTTGTTCCTTACCGCGGCCGGGGCGGTGTTCATGGTCGGGGTGTTTTACCTGATCGCGGTTGTCATCTGCCAAATCTTGAAAGTCACGGAGAGGAGAGCGATGGACGTATACGACCACCAGCGGTGCGGCATGAAAAACCAGTGCAGAGACAAGGCACGGCTGGTTCAAGAATTACGCGCAGAAGTCGAGCGGCTGCACAATGCGGAGAGTGAGCGCGACGAGGCGCGGGCTGAGTGCGCGCGGCTGCGGGCTGACGCTGAGCGGTATCGGTGGCTGCGGGACAAGGCGAATAGCGACGACTTGGCCTACTACTGCCACATTGACCGTCGAGCGTGGGATGGTGACATCGACGCGGCGCGGGAGGGTGAATGATGGAAGGCCTGTATTTTGCCGTCGGGTGGGCCGAGCGAAATGGCTCTACACTGATCGGCGCTGCGTATGCGGGCGCTCGCTACGCGGGGCATCGTTGGATTGCTCGACTGGTGCATACCGTGCGGTTGCGTCGTGCATTGATCGACGCAGGCGTAGTGCCTGGGGTATCGACTCTCGGCGACTCAGATATGGACGCGAGGCTCGCTGCCATCCAACAGCGAGGAGGTGAGTGATGGAGCCGATCAAATGCGAGTGCGGTTTTTGGGACCGCGACCGTCCGCACAGCCGCGTCGGAGGTGGCGTCTGCGAATACCAGTACCGCCGTAGGAACGGGCGTATAGACAACACCGGGGATATTGCGATCCCTGATGAGGTAGTCGACCTGACGTTGTTGTTAGGGTGCCGCCGCGAGCGCGACGAGGCGCGGGCTGAGGTAGAGCGACTAGAGGCCGCACTGCGAGGAGCATTTGAAATCACGTTAGCAGCCGAGACAGAACGCGACAAGGCGCGGGCCGAGGTTGAGCGGTTGCGGGCTGAGGTAGGGCGGCTGAAATGAACATATCAGCAGAGTTCGAAATGGACCCACAGCACGGGCCGATTGTGCGCGTCATCGTGGACGGCACAAAAGTTGCGATTTACTTGGACCAAGAAACCGGAGTGGTGACACCGCCAACCAACCGCGATCAGTACGGCATTGAGGTAACAGGTCCGTGGTGGAAGTTTCGCCAGTACCAGGAGGAATCGTGGCAGAACTTGGATGGTGTCCACGTGCGGGAAGGTGAGTGATGGACGAATTCAACCGGGACAACTCAGCGACCATCGCCCAGTTGGTCCGCGAGCGCGACGAAGCGCTGGCTGAGGTCGAACGGCTGCGGGCTGATGCTGAGCGGTGGAGATACGCGAGGCTGAATTTGTCGCCAGCAGCGTGTGTAAATTGTGGGTGGCCCAGTTTAGGAGACTTGCCGCCAGATGAGGCAATAGAAGAACGATTAGACCGGATGGCAGATGCCGCCATAGACGCGGCCATCGAGGGTGAGTGATGAACGATATAGAGCACGCACTGAATCTTGTGGCTATGCGAAATGGTGACGCCGCAGATGTTTTGCGGGCTGAGATAGAGCGGCTGCGCAAGTCCGCCGAGGACTGGCACGACGCATGTGTCCGAGCAGAGCGAAACGCCGCAATGTCACAAAAGGGTGAGTGATGATTCTCTGGTCCCTTGACGAAACCGCGAATCAACTCGGCGGGGTGTCGCCCCGCACTGTGCGCCGCATGATCTACCGTGGCGAGCTTCCCGCGGTGCGGGTTGGTCGGCGAACGCTGGTGCCGGTCGATGCGGTGCGCGAGTGGGTAGCGGAGCAGATTAGCTCGCGGCATACTCCCGGGGATTATCCCGGGGGTGAATCATGCCGAAGCGAAAGGCCGACAAGGATGGAATCTATCGACGCGCCGACTCGCCGTTCTGGTGGGCGTCGTACACCGACGCGGGCGGCCGACGAACTCGCCGCAGTACTGGCACTGCCGACCAACGTGAAGCCGCGGCGCTCCTGAGCAAGTGGCGCCTGGAGGCGCACCGCGAGGCGAAGTGGGGCGAGCAACCGTCCCGGTCCTACGACGAACTGATGCTGCTCTACCTAGGCGGCCCATCCCGCCGCAAGCGGGCGTCCGAGCGCGATACTTATAGCGCGCGCCGGCTGACGCCTCACTTCACCGGCAAAGACCTACACACGCTGTCTCCGGCTGATGTTCGCGCGTACATCGACGCGCGCCTCGCCGAGGGCGTCGAGCCGGGCACGATCAACAAGGAAGTCGGACTCCTGTCCGCGGCGCTGAACTACGCACGGCGGGAACTGGATTGGGACGTACCCAACCCGGCCGCCGGCCGCCGGCTGAAGGAGCCCGAGGGCCGGGTGCGGTGGCTCACGCGCCCCCAGGCTGCCGCCCTGGTCCGCGCGGCCGGCGAGGAATACCGCGCTCCCCATCTGGCCGACTTCGTGCTCCTTGCCCTGCACACTGGCTGCCGGCGGGGCGAACTGCTCTGGCTGGAGTGGTCGCGGGTGGACTTGGCGAGGGGGCTGATCCTGCTGTCCGTCGACGAGGGGCGCGCGTCGAACAAGGCGGGGCGCACCCGGTCGGTCCCGCTGAACGCCACGGCCGCGGCCGCGCTCCGGTCCCGGGCCCGGTGGCGAGCGGCGCACTGCCCGGGCTCGCCCTGGGTGTTCGCCAACAGGAAGGGCGCGCGCGTCGCCAGCGTGAAGAAGTCCTTCGCTTCGGCATGCGCCCGGGCGGGCATCGCAGACTTCACGGTGCACGACCTCCGGCACACTTGCGCGGCGTGGCTGGTATCGGCCGGGGTGGCGCTGCCGGAGGTACGCGATCTACTCGGGCACTCGACCATCAAGATGACGGAGCGATATGCCCACCTCGCGCCCGAAAACGTCCGGGCCGCGGTGGCGGTGCTGGATGGGGGTGAGTCACGTTCTAGTCACGTCACGCCGCTTTCCATAAGGCGGTCAGGGCGTAAGTGACTGATTTTATGGTGGGCGCGGCTGGGTTCGAACCAGCGACCCCTGCCGTGTGAATCCATGGCCCTCGGGGCTTCTCCTTCCGTTTCAATAGCTTAGGGCCTGCCGCCCCCTGCCGGCGTGACTCCGCGTGACCATGGGGGACCATGGGCGCCCTGGGGGCGTCACGTTCTGGTCACGGGCGGGGTTGCCGTTGGGCGAAAACTTTCCGCCCAACTTTTTTTCGCCATGAGCCTTGCGGCGGCTAATGACATGTCCTAGTATTACCTACAAGCTAATAACGCACTCGCCCTTCGGGGCACAACCGGAGAAACAAAATGACCGCTGACCTCACCCCCCGCGCATACATGATCTTCGTCGTCATCGCCCTGGCCGTGACGTCTATCCTCCCCGGCCTGCTCGCGCTGGCGGCCTTGACCTAACCCTCCACCATTGCGGGGCCCTCCAGGGCCCCTGGAGAGCCGAGATGGCATACACCTTCGACATCAACCTTTTCAGCGACCTCTACAAGGACGCGCACGGCTTTCGCCCCCGCGACCCCGAGGGGGTGCTGGAGTACGAATGGGGCCTCCCGTGGGGCTATGTCCGGGGCGAACGTCCCTGGCACGTCCTTTAACCCACCACCGCCCGGGCTCCGGCCCGGGCAAGGAGCCCGATGATGAAACGCGCGCCCCCGCCACACATCGACCCGCAGGTGCTATTCCTTGCCGAGCGCATAGCGACGCGCCTGCTCGCCGAAGCCGCCACCCAGGAGGATTACGCGGACGACTCCGATGCGCGCGACCTGGGCGCCCATGCCCAACTCTGCCGACTCCGGGCGCAGGCAAACCGGCTGGCGGCGCGCGCCATCCACTATGAAATCGAATTGAACGACACCATCGATCTGTCCGAGGAGGCAACATGACTGCCGTAAAACGACTACGCCGCGACCAGCTTGGCCTGCTGGTACAGGTCGCAGCCGGGGCCCGTCCTCTGGTCATCCAGTATAGCGACACGTTCCGCCTCTTGAACGCCAAGGGCTTCGCCCGGGCCGACTACGGTGTAGGGCCCGACGAGGACCGGCTGGTGATCTACCCCACCGAGGCGGGGGTCGCGTGGCTTGTCGAGCACGGGCACGAAATCCCCTCCGGGCCGGCGCCGGCGACGAACGCTAGCGAGAACGAGCGGTCGGCGATACGGGCGCACTGGAAGCACTACGAACTCCGGTTCACGGGTGACGGCCGGGTGCTCGCGCGCCGGTTCCGCGGAAGCCCCTGGGGGGTGCTGTACTCCGCGGAGGATCTGGCGCGGCACCTTGCCGAACTTCGTTCGGGCTAAAAAATTAGCCGTGAGCTATTGCATGTCACGTCGCATTAGCCTATAGTTAATTCAACGGCCCGCGGGGTGCGGGCCACGACCGGAGACGCATCATGAAAATTATCGACGCCACCCACTACATCGCCGCTCACGTCCGGGCTCCCCGTGGTCGCGGCAACTGGGCGTTTGAAGTGATGCGTAGCGGCGAGGTGATGAATGTCTACTTCGCCGGCCGGCTCTTGACCTACGCTTCGGCATCCCGCAAGGCGGTCGAATGGTTCCGTTCCGAATACCAGGGCGACCCGCGATACTCGTTGCGCGTTGCTTCCTGAATGACTACCGCGAATTTGACTCTGCTGACTGGCGCCTTGTGCGCCGCTCTCGCGGCCTCGGGCGCCGGGGCGGCCGGTGTCTATCGGTGCGAGGTAGACGGCCGCGTGACGTACTCACAGACCCGGTGCGCCCCCAATGCGGCCCGTGTAGAGGTTGACACTTCGCCGACCGGCCTGGGTGGACCCCTGTCCTCGGGGGCCGCGGCGATGGTCGATAACTTCGACCAGCGAATGCTGGCTGGCTCGGGTCGGGTTGCTCCGGGCATGAACCGGCAGCGCGTCGAGGACGCCTGGGGGTCGCCAACGCGGATCAACCGCAGCATCAGCGGCGGGGCGGTGCGCGAGCAGTGGGTCTATCGGTACGGTCGGGGCGTCCCGACGCAATATGTCTATGTCGAGAACGGCCGGGTGGTCAGCGTGACGGAGAACCCGGACCCCACTAATCTGAACGATTAGACCCCTATATCCACCCCCGGAAGATCGGGGGCTGGCCCTTCGATGACGCCGCCCCTGATGTAGACGTGCTCCCCGAGGTTCGCGGTCCCGCGGACCTTGACGTGCTCCCCTGAAAGCAACTGAACGGTCACGCCATCGCCGCTGGTGGCGACGACCTCGCCGGTGTCGAGGGGATCGCCGGGAATGAGACTAATGAGGCGCTTGTACGGATTAGACATGGCTTTCCACCTTGATCGTTTGCCAAATATCCGGGTGCCCGGTCTGGACGTTCACGGAGCGGACTAGACCACGGTACTTCGTCCCCTCGGCGGTATAATCCACAAGGTCGCCCGGACGGATGATGTCGGTTTCGGCCAGGACGGGGAGGCGCAGGGTGACGTGCGCCTGCCGGCCGGTATCGCCGAGCACGGCGAGGCCTCGCTGGCGGGTCATGATGGTGTCGGTGGCGAGGGGATCGACGACCGTCGGCGCGTAAGTGTCCATGCCGCCCCCCTGGATGACCACGCGGTCCTTCCGCCCGCCGGTGGTGCCGCCGACGATGTAGACCGCGTTATAGGGCGCGGCGTCGCGCCATTCGATGCCCTCGACCTCGACCACGCTGTCGGGGAGGTCGAACTTCGGCGTGAGCACCCCCCAATCCCAGGGCCCGTACTCGTACCGGGGAAGGACGATCACCTCGTCGGCGGTGTCGTGCGGCTGGAGGTAGCCACCGCCGGCCTCGGCGATGCGGGCAAGGGCTTCGATGTAGGTTCCGCGGTGGGCCCAGGCGCCGGCCGGGACGTTCCAGTCCTCCAGGCCCCAGGTCACGGTCCACCCCATGCTCACGCCGTTGATCTTGAGCACTTCGTTCATGAGTTGCTGGGCGGTGTACTGTTGCGCGGCGTTGTTTCGGGCCTCCACAACGGCGTAGGGGGCCGCGAGCCACGCGGTAGGGCTTCGGCCCCCGATGGTCACCCAGCCGCTGCCAAATCGGCGCTCACGGCGAATCTGCTCTACGACGAGCCGGAGGGCGGTGCCGTTGATGGTCGCGGTGACCTCGACGGGGTTCTGGTAGCTCGGCGCGGCGATCAGTGAAAGCTGGCTAGCGGGTATCCGGGCCGACCAACTCCAGGCCCATGATTGATAGTCGAGGCTTGCGCTAAAGTCGGTCGCGGAGAGCACGGTCCCGTCCGAGGTGCGGGCTAGCGAAAATGAGTTAATCACGACATAGATCTCCTGAATGGGGACGACGGTCGTCGGTAACGGGTCGCCCGCCTCGGGGCAATAGGGCTGCGGGGCGTAGTCATGGCCGAGAACGACCATGCAGCGCGTGTCGCGCGGGGTGTAGTCGCCCGTGCACGGCAAGATGATGTTGAGCCCGGGCGTTTCGTACTTCGGCCACCAGCGCCCGGGGGCGGGGTCATCCATGTCGGTGTAGCACCAGTGAAGCAGGGTGCGTACTGGCTGCCCGTGTAGGCTGCGGCAGATGCCGAGCGCGGCGGGCAGGGATTCGGCCTTGCGGTCATGCTCGGTGAGCAAGTGCTGACGGAGGCGGATCATCTCGGCGTAGTGCGCGGAGGTGTAGCCGCGGAAGCGAATCGCTTCCTGATAGTCCACGCTCACGTTGCGCCGGGTGCGGATCATTTCGGCGTAGTTCGCCTCGGCTCCGGTCTGAACCCTGATGGCTTCCTGATAGTCAAGCTCGGCTTCCCGGCGGAACCGCACCATTTCAGCGGTGGGCTGTTTCGAGGGCACGGTTATCGGGTCGGCCGCGGTGAACAACACGCCGAGCCGGGTCTGGGTCTTGAGCGCGGCGAGGTCGATGCACATGCCCATGCGGTTTGTCGTTTTCTGCATCGACGTATTGCTCGGCACGTTGAAGCCGGGGCCCTCGTCGCTGACGAGTTCGAGGTCTTGCTGGAGCGTGACTGTTGACACCATCGACGGGGCTATCGGCTCGGGCGGCGCGGTGGTGACGCTGGCGTAGAACGTCGGGAGAACGTCACCGCTCGCGGTGGCGCTCGGGGCGATGATGATGGGTGAGGTCTGGGCGCTGATGTTCAGCCACAGTATCCGCTCGAAGATGCGGGCGGTCGGCGGCGTGATGGTCGGCGCGGTGGTAGCGGCCAGGGGCGCGGGCAGAACAAGGTCGCCCTGGGCGGTGCCGGCCGGTGTCGCGTGAGGCGGGGCGGGCGCCTTGACGTAGAGGCTTTCCGCTCCGGCCCCTGGGGGCCGCTCTCGGGCCTCGGCGGTCGGCGGGGTTATGGGTGCCGCGGTGGTTGCGGTCGCGGTCGCAGTGGCCGGCACATCGCCGCTGGCGGCGGCTGTCGGGGCTGGTATCGAACCCGACACGCTGATGGTCGCGCCGAGGTAGCCAATCCGAACATCGTCGGCGAGGCATAGCGTGACGCTCCCGGGCAGCACCGGCGGGGTGTAGTCGCCCTGGAGTGTGACTTGCAGCGCAAGGCTCGGTCGCCAGTACTGCGGGCGCTCCCCGGGATCGCCGCTGACCGTAGCGGTCGGGGCGATGATCGAAGCGGCGACCGCCTGGGTGGCGCCCAGGGCGACTTCGTTGATGTACTCGGTGACGTTCGATGCCGAGGGGGCGGTCACATAGCCCGTCACGGCGTCCGCTGCCGCCAGGGTGGCTTCGGGTATCGGCTTGACGGCCACGGCCGGCACGGGCGCTGTCACGCTCGCGTGGACGGTGATGCTGGCGTCGAGCCAGCCCTGGCCGCCGGCTAGCTCGGTGATCTCCCCGGTGCCGACGAAGGTCGGCGCAGTGATGATCGGGCCGGCGGTCGCGTCAAGCCAACCGGCGGCGTTCGTGCAGTCGGAAAGAATGACGCCCCGGGCGGCGAGGTCCGGGGCGCTGTACCCAGTAGCGAGGACGACCGGGGTTACTAAGTCGGGGGCAGTGCAAGCCATGCGCCCCTCCGGGCTTTACTCGACGGTATAGGGGCCGTGTGTGACAGGCTGGCACCCTTCGGCGATGTAAGTTATTCCGTATTGCCCGGGGTCCAGCATCGCGCCCCAGCTTCCGTCTGAGTTCGGGATGACGGTCGTCGCTAGGGTGCAGCTATCCCAGCCGAAGATGCAGACTTTATCGGCCGCAACCCCAGCCGCGGTCATTACCGACCCCTGAATCGAAAACTCGTAGACCGTGGTTGCGGCGCGGTAATGGGCTGCGACTTCCTCGGCGCTTAGGGCGTAGTCGTAGATGGCTACTTCGTCGATGGTGCCGTTGAAGTAATTGGCTGTCGTAGAACTATATCTATCAGCACCAATAAGTATAATATCTCGATTCGCTGAGTCTGCAAACCAATCGCCGGTGTTGGCTCCATTTATTATTGTTAACGATTGTTCTTCACCGTCTACAAATATCGAACAAGAACTGCCATTCGAAATTATAACGGCATGATGCGGATTGCCGTCATCGAATGTATTAACTGACTTTACATAATCATGCGTGTCGTTGCTCCTCTGGATTAAAGCTACTTCGCCTGTGCTTAATAATCTGGATGAAACATAAGATAAGGTGTCAGAATCGCCAGAAGCGAACACCGTATGAGTCGCCGTAAGTCCGAAAACAGAAAACCAAAATTCAATGCTGCCTTGCGAATCCCCGCCTCGGAAATTCGCCACAGATCTACTTGCATACTGATCCGTCCCGTTGAACGTAACCGCCTTGTCCGTCTCCACCGTCACCAACGAATCTGCCCCGAGGGTCGGCGGGCCGACATAGGTCAGGTCGTAGTTGCCAATTTCGTCCTCGGCAGTCAGCCCGGTCGTTTCCCCCAGCCGCCAATACGCCACAGGGGCCGATGCCCGGACGGCTCGTTCGTAGCCTGTCATCATGCCCCAGGCGTAGTGCTTGGCTATCTGCTGGGGGGTTAGGGGATAGTCGTAGACGGCTACTTCGTCGATGGTGCCTTGAAATAGACCTCCGACAGCGCCCCTAACCAAAGCGCCAACCGATACGCTCTCCCGCGTACCGTCGATATCTGCAAACCAGTTGCCGTTATTGGCCCCATTGTTGACAGTTAGCCCCTGGCTCACGCCATCTATCCATATTTCCCACGATGCGCCATCAGAGGTAATAACTAGGTGATGCGGGTTGCCGTCATTAAAACCGCCGGCGGTTTTTACCTCGTTCCTATTTGTGTCATCCCGCACCGACAAGTAGACTTCACCAGCCGGTGTCACAAACAGGTAGAAATAGATGCTCGAAAAGGGCAAGTCGGTGTCGGCGGATCCAAATAAGGCGGAATTCGCCGAAATCGTTGTGGCGCTAAACCAGAGCTCAATACTGCCCTGCGAGTCAGCCGCTCGGAAATCGGCCTCATTGCGAACCGCATACTGATCGATCCCATTAAACAAAACCGCCTTGTCGCTATCCTGCGGCAGCAGTGACGGATGACCCATGGTCGGGCCGTTGACGTAGGTCAGGTCATAATTCCCGGTCTCGTCTACCGCCGTGACGCCAGACGTCTCGCCGAGCCGCCAGTAAGCGACGGGGCGATCTTCGTGCACGGCCCTTGCGTAACCGGCGGCCATGTAGCCATAGGCATAGCTTTCTGAAATCTCCTCCAGGGTCAGCGCCCTGTCGTATACAGCAACCTCGTCAATAAACCCGTCGAAGTGATTCGTGGTGGTACTGGTGCCGGCTGTCTTGCCGCCGATCAATAGGGCCGGCGTGGCATAACCGACGAATGAGCCACTGGCAGCCAAACTCCCATCTTCGCGACCGTTGACGTATAGCTTCATGGTCGAACCATCGACGACCATCGCAACGTGGTATGCGTTCCCCGTACTTAGCACGGTCGAACCCGTCACCCATTTTTGCGCCCCGTCATAGACATAGCCTTTGAGGTTGCCGTTTTGGTCGATCATTAACAGCTTGTCCGTATTCGATGATCCGAATGCCTCAGCGACTCCGGTTATCAGTTGCGGCGTTGTTCCTGCGGGTAAGTTCTGCGGCTTTATCCACGCCTCTACCGAATAGACCGACGTGTTGAAAGCGTCGTCGTATTTTTCGAGGGCCTTGGATACACCATCGAACAGAAATGACTTACCACCCTGGCTTTCGTGAATGAGGGGATTCTGACCGACGGTCGGGCGACGCCAGAGATTGGCGTGGCGGCCGTTACCGGAGAGATCTTCAGCGGTGCTGAACGGTTCGGTCGGCGGGGTGAAGTTGTCGGTGTAGCGAACGGCACCTTTCGTCAAGCGCACCGAATCGACGAATCCGTTAAATTCCCAGTCCCCGTCGCTGGTTGCGCCAATACGGAAAGGTTCGTTTGTCGGGGGCGTGAAACTCCAACCGTTATCGGTAGCTATCAGCGCACCGTCGAGCCATGCCTTTAGCACCCCGCCTTCGTTCGTCACGGCAATGTGATACCACTGCCCTGTTGTTATTCCCGCATTAACCAAGAACCCGTTATTCCCGCCAGCATCGGTTGACCAGTGCAATTGACCGGCGACACCTACGATCAATCGCCAGCCTTGGTTGGCGACAGCGTTATGCCACGCGAATAGCGTTGCCCACGTCCCGCTTGGAGGAAGCGCGCTTAAGCGGAACCACCCCTCAAGCGTGAAGTCTCCTGAGATATTCCAATCTGCGTGGCTGTCCCACTTGATTAACTGGTTCGCCCCGTTTAGCAAGAGGGAGCCGTTGCCGAATTTCTTTTGGGCAGTCGAAATGACGGCACCACCCTCAACGGTCGCAGCCCCCTTCCCTGACGCTTGGTCGACGAACACGTTGTCGCCGGCCTCGCCATCGAAGTTGAGACACAGAACATCGAACGATATGAACTCGTCCTGGTCATCTAGCCCGTAATAGGCGAGCGGATTGCGGGCCTTAATTATGCTCTGGTATTCGGACATGGCTTACCCCTGAATCTCTGCGCTGGCTATGCGGGCATAGGCGCCGTTGAATAGGCGGGCTTCGGGGTTGCCGCCCCCGTCGGTGCCGGTCTGCACCAGCTGGATTTCACCGCCGTCGCCCTCCACCGTCACGGAGAGATCGGCCCAGGCGGCGCCGGCCGGGGTATAGATGCGCGCCCAGGTTGGGACGCTGCCGTTCACGGCGTCGGCGTTGGCGACCTGTTCCTCAAGCGGGGTGTCGAGGACGATCTTGAAGTTGGCCTCGTCCACGACGCCGGCGGCCTGGGTCATGGTGAGCGTGACGATGGCGGTCGCACCCTCGGCGGTGTCGGCGTCGGCTGGCTGGGTGCCGTCGAAGAAGGCGATGGTGCTCCGGCTGACGTCGGCTGATGCGAGCAAGGCGAGCCGCGCGTTGAGGGCCGGTATGCGGCAAGCGTCGATGACGGCGTTGGCGTGAGCGGTGCTGACGTTCATGGTCGGTTCCTCGGATTAAGGTCGGTCGATGTTGCCTAGCGCGTATAGCTCAACGCAGTCAGTGCCTTCGTCGAGGGGTTCCTCGGACTGCTGTATCGCCCGGGCGAGCCAGAAGTCCGCTATCGCGCCGATGGTATTGATCCGCAATACGTTGCCGGCGCTCCAGCCGCCACCATTGGCAGCCCCCGGGATGACCATGTAGGGCTCACCTCCGACATAGGTGCCGTCCTCCAGGCGAGTGCGGGTACGGGGGTTTATTGGTGCGATATCGGCCCCGCCGGCGGTGTAGCTTCCCGACCAGACGAGGCCGCGCTTCTCGCTGATGAGTTCCGCGGTGCTGCTACTAGTCCAGCGCAGAATCCAGCGGTCGGTGTCGCAGCCCTCGTTTGTGACGGTGATCGGAAAGTCGATCAAGTTGAGTGTCGCGGTGGCGTTGCTCCCTTTCTGGTAATCGACCCAGGTGCCGTCCCAACTGGTCTGGTCCCAGGTGGCGCTCACGCGGGCGCGGCGGTCGCCAAAGATCAGGCACCCGGCAACGAGGCTGCCCTCGACGGGGTATTCGTGCGTAAGGGCGCGGGAGAGGGTCAACTGGCCGCTGATCTGAGCGTCGGTAATCATGCGGAGGTCGCCGACTGTATGCTTTACCGTCAGGGGCTGCGTGACGCCCGTCAGATCGCCGAACGTTATCGTGCCGTTGGCTCGGTCTAGGGTGTAGAGATCGCCGCTTATAGCGGCTCCTGCGGCGTCCAGCACCCTCACCCACGCGACGCGAGTGCGCCCGCATGAGACGGTCTGACCGTTGGCGTAGGTGGCAGGGGCGAGCTCTTGCACATTGATGACCATGACGACCCCACCGTCCCTGAAGATCGGGACCCTGCCGTCGCTGGGCAGTCGCACGGGATCGATGCCGAGGATGCCGGCGTCGAGCGGTAGGTAGCTGTAGGCGACGGCCGAGTAGCGCATGGTGCCCGGGTCTACCAGCCGAGGAATCCAGATCGTCGGCGCTTCCCCGTCGCCGGTATAATCGGGGTCTGGCCCGTACTCGCCGAAGGCCACCCGCCCGGTGCCGAAGTCATAGTTGATTTCGCCGACTATTGAACTGCCGGTGATGTTCCCATCGGCGTCGGCGTATCCGGTCAACTGCTCCCCGTCTGCGGCTACCACAGTGATGCTGACGGCCTCGGGCTTGAGCGGGGCTAGCTGGGTTCTGAAATATCCCTCAATCGCCATCCAGTCGCCGTTCCGCGTCAGCAGGGCATTGACGAACGGAGCGCTCCCGCCCACCACGTAGTCCGACAGCGAAACCGTCCCCGCCACATAGTCGATAGTTCCGGCGACTATGCCGCTGCCGGTGGCAGGGTCTATATCGCGGTAGACGGTGCCGTTGCGGTCGACATAATGATGCCCGTTCCATGTCATGATGAGGCTGTTCGGAACACACATTTCGTCGACTAGGCGCGGTAAAACCCGAATCTCAAGGTCGGGAATGTCGATTTCGGTGCTGACCGCGACGCTGGTTTCGGTGTCCGCGGTGTACTCGGCGATGACGGTTCCACTGACAAATTCGTGCGACTTCGAACTCGCCCCCGTCCACGAAAACGTGGACCCGCCATACGACACGCTTGATCCACTGCCCCCTTCATGCGACGACGACTGTTGCGGTACGGGAGGGATAACCGGGAGGGTTATTTCCCCGGTGAAGTAGTTGATCAAGCCGCCCGACCAGTTGGCAAACAGCAAGGCAAAATTTCCCCACGCCCCCCAAGTATTCTGCCCGTCCCAGATGACGCCGTTGCCGGCCTCGGTCATGTATCCCGCATCAGTCGTGACATGATTGAAACGGCGAGTTGTCGAGCCGCTGGAGGTGCGGTTATAGGACCAGGAACCATACGAACTTTGTTGCTGAGTTTGCTGGCCGCCACCGTTGGCGAGGGTGGTCTGAGTCCACCAACGAAGAACGAGGCTCCCGGGCTTGACCGCTTCGCCGATGCTGAGGTTGGCTATCCCTCCGTCCGCGCCGACTCCGGTGAATGTCTTGGTCTTTGTGACGTGCTTTTCGTAGTCGATGCCGATCTTCGTGCCGGGGTCTGGCGGCCGCTCCATCTCCAGTTCGAACGTGCCCTCGCTGCACACCACCAACCCTGACGTCCCGGGCGGCCCGACAAGCTCACCGTGCATTGTGGCGGTTGCCGTCTTGGTGGCGCTATCGGAAATCCAGGTTAGCACCAATGTCCCTGGGGCTATGGCTTCGCCGACGTCATGCTTGATCTTCAGCCGCGCGTCGATCCTGTTGTCCTCGCCGCGGGTGTTGTAATGCACCGGCGATCCCCAGGTCAGCATCAATTCGCTGTCGGCGTCGGGCAAGGCGCCCAGGGTGAGGGCTAGCTCGCCCGTGACGTAGCTGATGGTTCCGGCGCCAATGCTGGCGTCATCGCCTTCGATGGACCCGTTGCCGTCGTCGGTCAACTGATACCAGTTCCCCTGAGCCATGAACGCGACCGAGATGGTCCTTGGGGCTGGTATCGGCGATAGTGTGTCGAGCCAGTTCAGGCGCCGGTTCTCAGCGGTAACTGCGAAACTCTTTTGGTGCGACTGCTGGGCGGCGCCGGCGGCTGGCTGGTAGCTGACCGACAGGCTGGCCGAATAACCCTGGGGGACCAAACTGTTGAAGATGATCTCTCCGGTGGTGTAGTCGATGGTCCCGTTGACGGCGCCGTTCCGCACGACGTACCCGATGCCATACCCATCATCGAACGAATACCCACCAACGCTGAAGCTCAACGTGCCCGGTTTCACACCAGAACGCAGCACCAGCTTGTTGCCGTCTCCCAGAGTCAGGCTTGGTTCGGTGTAGGAGTAGGTGCCAGCCTTCGACTCCACTACCGGGACGACCTCGCTGGCTAGCGGCTGCGAGGACATGGCCGTTTCCGTTTGTGCGCTGGGCACAAGTTGCGTGAACATGCTGGCGGCGCTCACCGAGAGGTCGCCGATGCTCGCGGGGGCCTTTAGGGGCTGCGACCCATAGTAGAGGGTGGCGTCGGCGACAGTAGTGTCGCGGATCCGCGTCTTGGCGCTGAAGCTGTAATTGTCGGTTGGGCTCGGGGCATGGCCGGTAAAGTCGTGGCGCAGGGCATCGCTGATCGACATCCTGACCACCCAACGCTGATACTCGACTACGTTATCCCCTGACACCTGATAGGCAAAGGTGGTCGGCGTCGCTTCGACTTCGGTGACGCGGACGTACTGCACGAACTCGCCAACTTCGTTTTCGTGCTGCACCAAGCACAGCGTTTTCCCTATAGGCGGTAGCGCCGTTCCTACTCGCTGAATCACGCTGATGGCGCGCATCCCTTCGATGTGATCGCCGTACAAGACCCCGTGCCACTCCGGCCCTTTGTAGAGGTATGCCTCGACTTTTTCGCTGGCTTCGTTGCGGGTGTCGAACGGATCGTTGGTCGTGAACATCGTGTAGTTCACGGCCGGGTCCTCGGGTAGCTGGGTGATGACCGTTTTTGCGCCACCATATAGGTCGGTGTTCACCGCCCTCACCGCGAGGAACAGCTTCCGCAGATTGAAGCGCCCATAAGCCCTGTCGAGGTCGCTTATGTCGTCGAAGACGTTGTTCATTTGCCCGTCAACGATGACCTGTCCGGTGGCGGCGCCGCCGCCCTCGGGAACGTCGTCCATCACCTGGGACTCTACGAAAACGATATTGCCTTCCTGAATGGGCATGACTTACCTCAGACGGTTATGAACCGGAACGTCGCCAGGGCGTAGTGCTCGGGCGCCGGGTCGGCGAAAAACATGAGGGGCTCGGCGGTGATCGGCTCGCCTTCGTCGCTGCGAAACATCACGGTGTAGTTCGCATTCCGCATTGTGAGCGTCATCTGAAGGTCCGGGGTGTCGGCGTATGCCTTCACGGCGTCGAGCGCGGCGCGGGTGATCCAACCGCCGTTGTCGGGGGGCTCCAGGGTGATCGGGCGGCCGGCGGTGCGGGCCGCGGCCTGGATGATGAGGCTACCGCTCACCGAGCGCGTGAAACTTTGGCGGGCTGAAACCCAATCGTACTCATCGACCCAGTTGAGGTCGTCGGGAAGCTCGACCGTGCTGTTGCCGTCGGAGAGTAGAATCGTCATTGCACGACCCCCATGCTCTTTTCGAGGTCACGGAGCAGGCTTTCGACGGCGCTCTCCTGGCCTTCTAGCACGTCGAACGAACTGGTCTTGCCGCCTAGGTTCAGGTTCATGCGAACGGTCTTCACGGGCTGGACAAGGTTCTCTGCTGCGGTTGTCCTAGAGGTTATCGGGGCGGCTGGCTCGCGTTTGGCCGCCTCGGCTGCGGCCTCCTTCGCGCGGCGCTCTTTTTCGCCGGGAATGAATGCGGTGCGTTCTTCGTCGGTCATCTTTGACCACTCGTCCATCGCGTTCTCGTACCAGCGCCGCCCCATGAACGGGATCCGCTTCGACTTCATGAACTCACCGTAGGCTTGATCCATCTGGCTGACGTTGACCGTCCTAGTGCCTCCGGTGAACCGTTTTTGTGCCTCGGCGGCTTCTTCGGTGTTCCTTTTAAGGTTCGCCATCTTGCCGGCAGTGGTGTCGGCCTCGTTGCCGAGGTCGCGGATGTTTTGTTTGGAGTCTCCGGTGGCGTTTTTGAGGTCTACGTTCGCGCCGGTGAGCTTTTGCAGTTCTTCCTTCAGGCCGAGGGCGGAGGCTTCCGCCTTGAGCGACGCGGAGGCGACGCCGTTGTTCGCGTCGATGGCGGTTTTGGCGTATGCCATCCAGGCCTGCCGCTGAATTTCTATCGGCTGCCCGGATTGCTTGATGGTCTGGTATGCGCTCCGCGCGGAGGCTTCGACCTTTTTAAGTTCGGCGGGGCTGGTAATGCCAAGCTGCTCAAATGCCTCCTGAACGTCGTTCACACCGGGCGTCAGGGTCCGGAGCTTTTTCCTCACGCCTTCGAGGGCGGTTTCGAGGTTGGTTCCGGCGAGTTCGCCGGTTTTTCCCATCTGTTCGATGCGGCTCTTGAGTTCGTCCACGGCGACCAGGGTGTCTGCCTTTTCGAGGGCCGCCGAAATGGCCGCCCCCAGGGCGGCCATCTTCGCCTCGCCGTTGTCGCCGGCTAGTTCAAGCGAGGCCCGTATGGCATCAACCGCGGCGATGCCGTCCTGGGCGGCGGGGCTTATGCGTCCGAGTTCGGTTTCGGCGGTCAGCCCCAGAGCTTCAAACGAGGCGACGAGCACCTCGTTGTTTAACCGCTCCAGTTCCTGGGCTCCCATGGCGCCGGCGTCGAATGCGGTCTTGATCGCGGCGCCGACTTGGCCTAGCTGCTCGGGGTTCAGCTTGCCAAGGGCGACGACCAACTGCTCATCGACAGCGGCGGCTGTCTCCTGGCTGGTGATGCGAAGACCGGCCATCTCGGCGGATAGCTCGGTGATCTTGGCGGGGTCGGTCAGGTCAAGCTCTGAGATCAACTCTTGGAGCTTGGTTTTGGCTTCGCCGCCCGCGGCGGCTGCCTCGGCGAGGGCCCCGGCGAGGCCCTTGACTTCGACCGCTGCGTCCACGGCTGCGGTTTTGCTGGCGTCTATCCCATCGGCGGCACCGGCTGCGGCGGTGCCCGTGTCGGACATTGCCTCGCTGGCAAGCACCCAGGCGTGTTCCCCTTCGCCTGCGACCAGGGTGCCGTCTTTGACAAGCTGGTTGAAGGCGTCCATGTCGGGAATCGCCAAGCCGGTGCGCTCGGCGAGGGCGGCGAGGGCTTCCTTCTGGCGGTCGAGGGTGACGGCGAGGTTGGCGGCGTGTTCTTCGGCTAGGGCGTTCGCCCGTGAGATCTCGCGTAGAGCGCCGGCGATCTTGATAAGGTCAAGTGCTAGGGAGGCGAACGCTATCGCCCCAAACGCGCGCCCAAGGCCTTGCATGGCTACCGTCGCGCCCTTGGCGCCCGTCCCCATCTTGACGAGGGCGCTACCGAAGGAGAGCGTGGCCTGGGCGATGCCGCTGGTGGCTGCCTTGTAGCTCAGGAAGGCGGTCGCTAGAAGCTCCACCGTTTCGCGGTTTTCCGCCATGAACTTCGTCAGGGACACCAATCCGTTAATGAGCGCGGTGACTGCCTTGCCCACGTCCTGGGCCCAGCGCTGGAGTTCGCCGTTCTGGCTGGCGGTTTCGATCTCCCCGATGAGGTCTTCGAGCGCGCCCTTGAGCGCGTCGAACACGCCGGCGTCCATCACCTCGGTCTTGAACTTCGTCCAGAGGTCGCCGAGGTTCGAGGTCATCCCTGACCAAGAGGTCATGAATCGCTCCATGCCGCCCTGATAGCGTTCGTTCCAGATCGCTTCCAGGGTGGACTTAATCATCGTCGCGCTGTTTTTGTCGGCCTCCTTTGCCATCTCCTTCCCGTTGGAGACATAGGTGAACTTCACCTTGTCGCCTTCGGTGCGGGCTTTGATGCCGAATTCTTTCAGGCGTTCGTACTCGCCGGTCATGGCGTCGGCGAGGGCTTCGACCGCTTGGTTTATGTCCTTGCCCATCGCGGAGGCGGTGTCGCCCAGGGTCTGGAGCGAGCCGTCCGTCGGGTCTATTCCGTAGGATTTCAGCTTGACGAACGCGCCGGTGACCTCGTTAAGGTCGTAGGGCGTTTGGGTGGCGAAGTCCCGAATCCAATCTAGCGACTGTTCGGCCGCCTCGGAACTGCCTTCGATGGTGGTGAGTTGGTTTTTGAAGTTCTCGACGGCCACGGCCGAGTCGAGGAATGACTTGGCGAGCGCGCCGGCCCCCAGGCTGGCGGCTAGGGCGACGACCTGGGTCTTGAGCTTGCCGAGTTCGGTGGCGGCTGTCCGGGCCCCGCCCGTGAGGGGCGGGGTCGGATCGTTGAAGTCTGCACCCGCTTCCTTTGCGAGGGCCTCGACCTCATTGGTCAAGGACTCCACATCTTTCAGGCCCTGTACGAGGGCCCGGATTTTGAGCGATAGGTCGAGGGTGCTAGCCATTACTCACGCCCCTGTTAGGCGACGACCTTGGAGGTGAAGTAGCGGCTGATGCCGGCACCCTGGGTGTCGTCCGAGAGCAGCTTGCCGGTCAGTTCCAGGCCAGCGTAGTCGTCACCGATCAGGTCGAGGTTCTGGGCGGCACCGAAGCGGACGCGGTGGGCGTTGACCACTGCCGCCTTGCCCGACCGGGCCTCGTTGACGCCATCGAACAGCAACTCGTACTCGCCAGCCGAGGCGGTAAGTGCCTGCACTACGTCCTGGGCGGGATAGCTGTAGTCGACATGGAGGGTCTGGTCCGCGGTGATCGCGCCATCAGCCAGAATCAGAATGCCGCCCGACTTCACTTCGTAGTCAGTGCCGTCGACATAAGTGACGTCGCCCGCCTCATTGTTGACGGTGACACTGCTCGGGCCTGCGTGAGCAAGTTTAACCAGGGCGCCGAGCTTGGCGGTAATGGCTTCGTCGGTAACGCTGCCGGCCGTCACGACGGTGGTGTCGCCGTACAGGGCCACCGCAAGGTTGTCGGGGCTGAGGTCGTGGAGGGTGATAGATACCTCGACGCCGGTGATGCGGCGCACCTCGTTTCGGGTGCCGCCACCGGCGCTGGTGTAATCCATCAACTCTTTGGTTTCCTCGTTGACGGCGAACGAGAGTTCGGAGACGTTGCCGATTTCGATCAGGCCGCCGCTGCCGTTAATGTCGCGGAGGTAGATCTGGCCGACACCGATGTATGAATAGTCAGACATGGCTTAGTCCTCTTTGTTGAGTTGTTGGCGCTTTTCGCGCCGGTCAATAGCTGCTTTGGTCATGTGCAACATTGCGTAGACAACCTCACGGGTGACGTTGAGCCCACAAATGTCGCACTCCCGTTGAACGAGTTGCCCCGTTCTGTCTAGGTGGTCGGCCAACCTTGCGGTGTCGTCGGCCATTTCTTCATGGAGGTGCGCTAGACAGTGGAGCAACGAATAGAGCGTTTCGTTGCTCTTGCCTTCTAGGCACTCCCCGAAGCTGCTGGGCACCCTCATGCGTAATGCTCCACGACGATACCCTGGTGTTCCTCGGTGCCCTGGTAGTGGTATTCATCGACGGTGAGATCGGTCGCTACGCGGGGGTTAATCCCGTGGCGTAGGGCGATCACGGCGGCGCGTATGCGAGCTTCGTTCCTAGGCCCGATGCCGGCGAATCTCCGTCCGTCTTTCATCTGGATAACCACTGCCATAACTTCATCGCTCACGGTCTTGTGGGCGGCGTCCCTGCCGCCCTGGGCCTTGGCTTAGTAGTTGCTGCGGATCGCTGCCTGGGCGGCCGGCTCTTGGTAGTCGGCATCGGGCAAGTCGTTGTCGGGCTTGTCGTCAACAATGTCCGACATGAAGCGATCCAGCTTGTCGAGTTCGGCGATCATGCGGTCGTAGTCGTAACCGCTGAGGCCGCTCGCGCGCTCGGCGCTGTCCATGAAGCTGACCTGAATCCGAATCGCCACCAGGGAGTCGATGAAGTGCTGGATATCGGCGTTCTCAATGCGGTTGAGGGCCGGCGGCGCCTTCACGGGAATGTCTTCCGGGTGGTACTTCGGGCGGTCGAGTTCGGGAATGTCGTAGAAATGCTCTACGCGCGCGCGAACTGCGTCGATGCACTCATGCAAACGACGGCGGTCGTGCGGGGTCGTTTCCCGGCGGGTGGCGCTCTGGCAGCGGCTGAACTCGGTCATGTAGGAGTCGAGCCAATAGATCAGGTTGTTCGCGTCCGGGTTGGTAATTGCCTCCGGGGAGCGAATTTCGATCATCGAACCAAGGAGTTCGTTGTCGGTAGACGGAACGGCCATAATTAGTTACCTCTTGAGGTTGGTTGATAGGCGGTTGCCGATTTTCTCGGCGATCTTCTCTAATCCCCTGGACCCGAAATAGAACCCGTACACCAACATGAGCAATCCGGTGAATAGGTCGGTCCACACTGAAAGAACGCCGACCCGCTCCGGTGCCACGCCGTCGATAGTCCATACTGCGATTCCGGTGACGGCCAGGGTTAGGAAGATCAGCGTTAGCGGTCTGACGTTCTTCGCGAGCGGCGAATCCGACTGCATGTCGGCCTGGGCCCGCTTGGTCAGCTCTTGTTCTTCGACTTGCTTGGCGATCAGCACCTTTTCCTGCAAATCCTTGAGGGCTTCCTGCACTTGCGCTTCAAGCTGGAGGCGTTCGTGATCGCTGGTGATGTTGCGGTCGAGCGCCTCGCCGATGGAATCGACGAGCTTGCTGGCGCCGGCGCTGAAAATGCCGGCAATAGCTTCGGCAAATCCGCTCATGGGAGATACCTCGGCTGATATTCGATGTGGATGTGGTTGCCCTCATAAATCACGTCGTACTGCTGGCCGAGGGCGGCGTTGAGTTCGTCGGCGATCTCCTGGGCCTGGGTGCCGCGGAGGTGCCGGGTGCGAAGGTCCACGGCGCAGCCGGCATAGTGCAGGCTTGTTGCCGAGTGCTGACCGTCGAGCGCGGAGGTGATGATGACCTCGGCGCTGCGCTTGCGGTATGCCTCCTGAGCGGCCATCAGCGCGATGAGCATTTCGGGCCTGATGCCGGTGAGGTTGACGTATTCCTTGATTTTCATTTCGACCTCAGTTGGTTGTCGATCACGGGGTAGCTCACCCCGCCGAACTCGTTCCCCGTCTCGGTGTTCCCGTAGACCACATCGGGCACAATCCAAGACCTGACGCCAAAATAGGGGAACCGCGGCTTTAGCCACTTCGGGAACGGCTGTTTCGGGGTCATCACGTCCCACTCCCAGCCGCCGGCTCGGGTGCAGTCCCAGCCGCGCATGTCGCGCCACTGCCGGGAGCCGAACCAGATGCCGATGTGCCCATTGTCGAACGTGCAGTGACGGATTTCGTTGCGGGTCGCTGGCTGCCTGGGGGCGCTCCCGTGCTCGCCGCAGTTGCTATAGGTGGCGATGCCCACGTCGCATTCGATGACCTTCACGTCCTCGACCAGGGTGTCCTGGGCGCCGTCGAGGGCGATGGCCTCGCGCTTCCACCATGCGAGCCCGCCGTTGCCGCAGTCGAAGAAAGTCGATCCGCGGACGGTCACGTCTCGGGTGCGCGAGCAGTAGAGCCCGGTTCTCGACGCTCGCACGTCCACGTCTTCAATCTCGACCCCGTAGCAGTCCCGGAGGAAAATGCCTTCCCGCGGCGTGTCCACGGTGACGCGGCGGATCTTCGCCCCGTGGCAGTTGACGAGCAGCAGGGGGCCCGGGCCGGTAATGTGCCGGTCTTCGATGATGATCCCTGGGCGGTCGATGACTCTCATCGCATCAAGTACCCCATGCCCCACGCGAAGCCAACGATGGTGGCTATCGCTATCGCCAGGACTGCGACTGCGCTCCGCAGGGCGGCGAGGTATAGGTCGCCGAGCTTTTTCATTCGGAACCACCAGGCGCGAAATCGACGTCGCAGTAGTCACTGTGATGCTGGTACTTGCGAGGGTGCTGAACGCGGTCCTCAAGCCAGCGAATGCGGCGCTCTTGGTCGGCTCCGCGGGCCTCCAGGGCGACGATCCGGTCGAGCAACTCGTTCATCATCTCTATTTCGACGGTGCTCATGGCGTGTACCTCTTGCCCCCGTAGAATGCGGTTCCGTCGAGCTTGACCTCGACGACCTCGGGGTGGAGTAGGGGCTTGCCGCCAGGGCCGTCGGGGTCGATGTGCCAGATGCCGAACCCGGATTGCCAGTCCCGAGGGTTGTCTTCGAGATAGCTGAAGGCGGGGCTGTCCACCTGGGAGAGGGTGCCCGTCTCCATGCTGTAGATCCGGCCGGCGTAGCTGTCGACATAGGTGATGCCCAGGCGGTGCGTGTGCCCGGTGCAGATGCTGACCATGCCGGCGATGGCGTTGTTGCGGCGGGCGTGGATGCCGCCGCGGATGCGGTGCTTGACGACGAGGGCGTCGTTGAAGCACATGGCGAACTGGTGCGTCCACTTGGGGCCGAGGATCTCGTCGATGGTCGTCCCGGGCATGCCTTTAAGCTGGGGCGCCACGTCGGCGAGGCGCGCCTCTAGACGAATGTCGTGATTGCCGAGGTTGCGGTAGAGCTTGGCCTTTTTCGGGGCGACCTCGACGATCTCGTCGCAGCGCTCGCGTACCGCGGCGAGTTCGTCCTTTAGGGTCGGCAGGTCTTCCCAAATACTCGGGGTGAAGCGGCTGATGCTGCTACCGTCGAAGCTGTCGCCGTTGTCGAGGATGATGTCGGGCTTCACGTCCCGAATGACTTGGAGCAGGATCGAATAGGCGGGGGTGCGGTCCCCGGGCCAGAAATGGGCGTCGCTGAAGACGACGATGGTGTAGGGCTTTTCCTCGCGGTGCTGTACGATGCGGTGCGGGAGGTTAACGGCCGCGGGGCTGTTCGGGACGCCGTTGAAGTTGAGCCGGGGCAGCGAAATACCGAGCATGCGCTCCACCTCGCGGCGGATCGCGTGTTGGTTCCGCGTTGAAGTGGAAATGCCCACGGCGTCGAAGACCTCCGACATTTTCGTGTACTTGCCCGAGAGCCAAGCGGCGGCTAGTTTCTGGGCGCGTTCTGGGGAGACTCTTGCCGCCATGAGTCACGCTCCTTAATCCCGACGGCGTGTTCCTCGCGGAAGTAGAGCCGTTCGGCGTGTTCGGATTGTTTGCCTTTGTTCCACTGGTCCACGGGACGGTGGTAGCCCATCACCCGGGTCCAGACTTCGCACTTGGTCCGTTCGTCGTCGTTAAGTTCCACTTCCTGCATGGCGTACTCCTTCACAGCACCCCGAGGTGCTTTAAAACGATTGTCGCTAATCCGGTTGCGAGGGCTATGCCCACGGTCCAGGCGACGTTCCGTAGTCCGTTGATCGTTTCCCGTTGCGCGGCGAGTAGGTCGCGCCGGTCTTGGTCTTCCTGATCAATGTGCTCGGCGAGGCGTCGGTCGACGCGGGTAATGCCAAGCGTGACGGCCTCGCGCACCCCGTCGATCTTGTTTTCAAGCTGGCGGTGCGTTTCCTCCATCGCGTGTTCGAATAGCGAGCGCCGGTCTTCGTCGGCGGACTGGTTCGCTTCGACCCGCGTCAGGCGCTTGTCGATGGCGTGTAATTCGTGCTCCACCCTGCGAAGGTCATCGTCATGGTCTGCCATCCGGCCTCCTGTCAGGTGGTCCCGCGAACCGTCTCGCGGGTGGTGAACTGGACCGGGTAGTAAGAAAACCCCGGGCGGTGTTCGGCGGCCGGGGCTGCGGTTAGGCGGAGGGGGCTCCGCCCCTCGCCCGGCGACCAACCCGCCAGGGCCGCGATCACGTCGTCGAATATCTGATCCGCCTTTTCATGTGGACCGTCCCGTCGGGCGCTCCGCACGGCGACCACAACGGTCCAGCGGGTCTCGACTTCCTGTATGGCGCCGCGGCCGACTTCCCGGGTCGGGGAATAGCCGCTATAGATGACGTGCACCGCGGGCGTGATCTGGGCGCGCTCGGTGATGGCGCTGAGTTCGCTGGCGGTGTAAACGGCCTCGCAGACCCCGTGAGCCTGCAAGCGCGAGACGATGGCGGTTTCCACGTCGAGGATCATGAGCCGAACCCCGTCCATGCGCTTACGCGGGAGGCGATCAGGTTGAGCCAGTGGGCGGGCATCCCTCCTTCCTGCGTCGGGAGGAAGGGGCGTGCTGGGACGTTGACTTGCTTGGCGAATATCGGGCCGTTGGCGCCTTGGAAGACGAGGAAGGGGGCGCCCTTCTTCGCGCCGCAGGCATTCTCGCCGCCCTGCCCGGGGGTCGCGCTGATGAGCGCGCCGAACTGGTGGGTGGCGGCATAGCAGACGTTGGTCCCGACTTCGATGCCGGTGCTATCGGCGGCGTGGGTGATGCTGTTCATGAGGCGCCCGGTGTCGCGTAGCGGCTGGCCGCTGCGGAATACCGGGTGCGCCCAAGCCTGACCATAGGGGTCCGAGGCATCGTTAAAGCCCAGGCGGACTTCTTCGGCGAGGGCTTGTCCGATCTCGTCGTATAGGGGGACGGGGTTGGCGAGCTTGTCGTAGGCTTTATTCAGTGCCTTGCTGGCGCCGCCGTCGTTGAGGTCAATTTCCCAACTCATTTCACCTCCAAGTCGTCAAGCGCGGTGGAGGTAAAGATGCGGCTGGGGGCGACTACCGCGGGGCTCCTGGGGCCGCTCTCCGCGGCCGTCACAAGCTCTGCGTCCAGGGTAATGGTTCCCTTTGCGTAGTCCTTGAGCGTCGCCAGGGCGGCCTTGTACCGCTCGGCAACGTGCTCTGGGGCGGCGATGCCCCAGAAGTAGTATCGGGTCAGGTCGCAGGCGAGCCTTGTGAGCTCGCCTGCACCTTCTACGGGGACGACGTACCGCGCGCGCAAGTGACGGTCTATGTCGGCATCGGCGTCGGCGATTGCCTGGGCCAGCACCGTTGGATCGACCACCCCGTCCCGGTCCCGGTCGGTTGCGTCAAGCAACTCGTCGGAACCGAAACGGTCGATCAGGTCTTGCTCAGTGCAGTACGCCATCGGTCATCACACGGTGAGCTTGATGACCGCGTTGGGGCGGGTGCAGAGGCTGATCGGGTTCGACTGCGCCTCCAGCTTCCAGCCCTTGTTGAAGGGGAGCGGCTCGCCCTTCGAGTAGTACGGAAGACCGATGCTGTTGACCGTCTCGTTATAGTCGGCCGGCCCGTAGCGGGTGATGAAAAGCTGGGGGACACCCATCGGGATCAGATAGGCGTCGTTATCGCCGATCTTTACGGCGCTGGTGCCCCGGTAGTATTCCCAGGTTGCGCCGGCGTAGACCAGCGGGGTGTTGGGATCCTGACGGAGGGCGCTGGCGGCCTCGGTGCTGATCCAGCTTTCCTTGACCAGCGGGTGTTCGATCAGCGACTTCCAGAAGGTGATGCCGCAGAGAACGTGCACACCCGTGTAAGGGATGCCGCCGAGGGCGTCTTCCATGGCGATCTTGGCATCAAGGACCTTCCCGCGGACCTCCGTCGTGTCGCTGTCGAGAACCATGTCCACGGTCTGCTGGCTGACACCGAACTCGGTGAACAGCGAGGTGGTGCCGCCGTTCGCGTTGTACATCGTCCCCATGATGGCGTTTAGCCGGTGGGCTTCGATGGTGTAGTCGATGTTCCGGCGCATGGTGGCTAGGCGCTCGTTGATGCGGGTCTGGAGCACCTCGGCTTGCGAGTTCGCACCGAAGGCGCGGACGCCTTGCACTTCGTCGGCCATGATGTTGGCTTCCTGGGCGATGTGCGGGACGCGGAACGTGCGGACGGTGCGGTTCGTGCCGACCTCGGGGCTGGAGGGGGCGCCGCGGGGGATGGCACTCAGGAGGCTCAGGGAGCCGCCGTTTTCCTCGACAACGGCATCCAGGGTATTGATGCCGGCGCTCTGGAACAGGCCAAGCTGGCCGATGCGGGTCGGGGTATAGGGGACTTTGTTGATTGCGCCGGTCAGCGTTAGCAGTTTGAACGCCGAGGGAGTGAATACGTCAAGCATGACTATCTCCTGTTAGTTCCGCGGCGTTAGGACCGCACAATGATTCCAAGGGCGGCGAGTTCGCCTTCGGCGGTCGCCTGTTCGCCTTCCGTAATGTCGGACGGCCAAGTGAGCTTTGCGCTGTAGACCTCGGCGTCGCGGATAATGACCGTGATGCTCAGGTCGGCGCCGGTGGCGTCCGCGTCTTCGTAGGCAATAGCGGCGGCGGCTTCGCTGCCGTCTGCGGCGTCTTGGTTGAAGGCGACGTACTTGCCGGAGGCGGTCACTTTGCCGAGGACTTCGCCGGCCTTGACGACTTGGTTGGCAAGGAGGGTGACTACATCGCGGCTGCGGGTTCCGGTTGCCTCGGAGGCGAGGAACTCGGCGGTGCGGTTCGTTTGAGTAAGCGAGGGCATGAGCTATCTCCTGCGATCTGTTAGGTTCAGGACACTTGGCCGTTGTGCGAAGCGTAGATCGCGCGGTAGTCGATCACCTCGTCGTCGGCGGCGTTCGGGTTGCGGCCGGATTCGGCCTGTGCCGAGAACAGTTCCTCGGGGGCCTTGTGGGCGAGGGCTTTCATCTGCTCGCTGACGGCGGCGAAAGCGGCGTCGTCCATTGCGGCGTAGGGGGCGGCGGCTTCGTCGCTGTAGTCCTTGCCGATGGCGGAAAACAGTTCGCGGACTGCGCTCATGCGCTGGTCTTTCTTAACTTGCTGAACGGCGTCCTCGGCGGCCTGGGCACGGGCCTCGGCTGCGCTGGCGCGTTCGTTGGCGGCGTCGAGGCTGGCCTGGAGCGCCGCGTTTTGCTCTTGAAGTTCTTCAAGGGTCATCGTCGGTTCCTCATCTTGGGGGGTGGTGCTGACTGCGGCTGCGGCGCTTAGGGCCTCGGCAGTGGTTTCATAGTCCACGCCGGTGGGCGTGAAGCTGACTTCGCGGATGAAGTTCCCGCGGAAGATGTTGGCGGGCCCGTGGACGGCCTGCCCGTTGACTTCGGTGGTGGCGCCGGCGGCGAGTTCTTCGACCCGCTCGGGTTCGATGTAAACGCTCATCTGCCAGGGGAACCCCTGGTCCGACTCTGCGGCTATAGCGGCACCGTGTTCGTTGTCGAGAAGGGTGCCTTCGTCAATGGTGATCTGACCGTTCTCGAAGGAGAGCGTGGCGAAGCCGGCGCGCTTGGCGGGGTTATGATCGACGAGGATCGGGGTCGGGCTGTTCGCCCGGGTGCCCGCGACGTCGAAAACCACGACCCCCCAGTAGGGGTGCCGGAGGGCCTTGCCGGTGTAGCCTACGCCGCGGAAGCGGCGGGGTTCCTCGCCCTGGGCTTCGTCAACGTCGGTGCGCTGCGCTAGCTCGGGCGGGGTGACGCGGAACTGATATGCCTGGGGTGGAATTTTCGTTTTCATGCCCTGGCTTATAGCTCTTTCCCGTGTCAGGTTGGTCGGGGTGGTCCGAAGCGACGGATTTTTTTCGTTTTTTCGCCCTTTCAGGAGTTGCATTCATAATTTCATCGCCTAAAATTACCTCTACGCTAATTAAATAACCCGCCTGCAAGGAGCCTGAAATGACCAACCCACTAGCCGAAATCCAAGCTCTGCTCGCAACCACCAACAACGGCAAGCTGATGCTCGCCAACATTCCGGGCCCGGCCCGATCGGCGGTGCCGTTGCTGGTCAAGAGGGGCTTCCTGGCGCGGGCGACGTTCATGCGCCCTGGCGATGCGGTTCGGTTGCCGTAACCGCGGTGAGGCCCGCCGGGTGGCGGGCCTCGGAGGGTCAGTAGACGTTGAACGCTTCGCTGGCTGGGCTGTCGTCGTTTTGCGCGAAGTGGTATCGGCCGCCCTCGGGCTGGAGCTTGGTCAAAACGCTCCAAACGTCGGCGTACACGTCGTGACGGTAGTCGTCGGCGACGGAGTTTTTGAAGTTGTCGTAGCTGATCGCCAGCAATTCGCCGGCGACGGCCTGGGCGACTTCGGCGCGCGGGATGACGGCGCGGAATCGGTAGTCGGCGAACGGATCCTCGGCGACGTGAGCGTCGGGGAAGACCTTTTCGATATCGCCGGCCTTGCGGGCGCGGACGAGCAGGTAGTTCTGGCGGTGCCGGTGGGCAACGACGGAAAGGAACGAGTCATTCATGATTAGCCACATTTGCTTTTCCTCCGCGGTTAACTAAAATGCCATTATAACCTAAAAGGTGATTTTATGTCTGACGTTTATAGGGCGCCGCCCCCGGAGGGCTGGACGCAGGAAGAATGGGATCTGCACCTCGACGGCTGGGCCGCGCAGATGCGCCGCCGTGCGGAAGAAGCGGAGCGCGAGGGCACCCCCTCTTGGCTCGCCGATGACGACCCGTTTATTGGGGGCTTTGATCCGGAAGACTGAACGTGACGGCCTTCCCTTCGAATGCCTCGGGGACTTCTTCGAGGTAGACGTGCATCGGCCTTCTCCCGTCCCACATGGGCTCGCCGAATTCGATCCGGTCGAGCTTAAAGCGGGCGCCCCGGGGGAATAGGATCTCTTTCTCGCCTTGGTTCGCACTGAACCGATCCACATCGACGCCCTGAAACCCGGTGGCGTTGATGTGAATCTTAGTGTCCGCTTCCCAGCCGCCCTTGGTATCGGTTGAGACGAACGACTTGAACTCTATCGCTTCGCCCTTCGCTTTTGCGGCTGTCATCCGCTTCAGCCAATCATCTTGCCCGTCCGGGAAGAGATCTAGGCCTCGCGTGACTGCCCCGGTGTATTTCTCGAACCGGGACATAGCGCTCACAGCCGCGTTCGAGTAGTTCAAGACCGACGGGCTCGGACTGTCCTTTCCGCGGAGAACCCTATTGATGCGACGGTAGGAGCCCCCGGTGTAGACAGTGAGGGTGCCGGCGTCCTTTGCCTGGGCGTCGCTCATGCCGAGGCGGCGGGCCTTTCTGTAGCCAGCCTCGGCGGTGCTCCGGCTGATTGTCTTTGCGCGCTTGAATGCTGCGTCGGGCGTGATCTCTGGGGTATCGCGGAAGACGGTCGCCTGGACGGGGTTCTTTGTCCGGGTGCGGGTCTTCCTCCGGGCGCCCAGTTCGCGCATCCACTTCACGCGCGCCCAGGTGGTGTCGGTGAGGTACTTTGCCTCAGCGGGGGCAAAACCGGCTTCGTGGAAGATGTTGGCGAGCTTGGTCTTGGTAATCTCGCCGAGGTTGTTCTGGACGCCGACGAGCAGTTGCTCCTTCGTGTACTTGCCGAAGACCTCCGCGGCCTGCCGGTTATAGCTGTAGCTGAGCAGGGAGTCGAGTTCTTCGATGGGGCCGGCCTCGAATGGCTTCGGGCCGCCCTGGGCGCGGAATTTGAGGCTGCCTCCGCTATCGACGATGGCGAGGCGGCCCTTGCCGTTGATGACGAGGTTGTCGAAGTCGAGGCCCACCACGTCCCAGTTTTTCGTGAGGGCCGCGGCTTGGTAGACGCGGCGGATATCGACCTTGTACTTGGACTGTTGGAGCTTGCCGACGGTGGCTGCGGTGAAGTCGTCGCGCCACTTGTTGGCAATGACGAGATCGCCGTTCATGTCGAGCAGGTAGCTCTCGGGGGTGTCGATCCCCATGAGGTTGTTGATCTTGTTCGTGGCGAACTCGGTGCGGGCTTGGTCCGGGTCGGCGTATTGCTTCACATAGAACCGGGTGCCGTCTGGGGCCTCGTACACGCCGCCCTTGTTCGATCCCTTGGCGCCGCTGATCTTTTCCCACTTGGCGGGGTTCCACTGGTCGCGGAGGATCTCGGCCTCGTCGGGGATGGCACGGGCCTCGACGGCGAGGGCCGGGTCGTAGCCCACGGCCTTTTGCTTGACCCAATCGGCGGGGTTCGCGTCGCAGGGGGAGTAGTCCCAGCCGTCGTCGGGGCCATTCATAAGCGCACCGTAGCGGGCTTCGAGCAGTTCGGTGTCTTCTTCGAGCTTGACCTGATCCTTCGTCCTGCGCGCTGCGGCCTGTTCTTCGGTGAGGGCGATAACAGTGCAGCGGCACCTGTATCCGGCCGGGGGCATCCACTTTTTCCATATCTCGCTATCCACATCGCCGATAAACCCGTCCATGGCGAGGTGGTGGGGGCGAACCCGGGAATCGTTGGTCGCCGAATACATCAAGAACGGGCGCTGTTCTTTGTTCGCTTCGATCTGCTGGCAGCGGCCCCGGGCGTAGGCGCCTTGAAGGTTGGTTCGGAAGATGTTGTCTAGCCTATGCTGCGGAAGGGCTAGCACCTCCGGGGCAGCGAGCACCTCGTTCTTCCACTGGTCGAAGGTCATGCCCTGGTCGAGGGCAGTGTTTAGGCTGTCTAGCGTTTGCTGTAGCTGGTCCAGTGCGGCGACGTTGGCGACGCTGAAGGCGGTCGCGCGTTCGATGCCCTGCATCACCCCGTAGTATTCCGCCGGCAGGACGACGCCCCGGCTGCGGGCGGCGACTAGAGCCTCGGCGAAGGGGACGGACTTGAGGCTGAGCGGCTTATTCGCCATTCGTTTCCTCGCTGTGGACATAGCCCATCAGGTCGGCGGCGAACAGGGCCCGTTCTAAGATCGCGCGGAATTCATCGGGCTGGTTCCCGCGGTAGACCGCGGCAAGGGCCGAGGCGAGCTCCTCGGGGCTCCTGGCTTCGCGCACGGCGCGCGCAAGGGCGGCAGGGGATATAGGGCTAGGGGCTTCGGCTAGAACGCCGTCTGCAAGCTGTTCTACGGCTTCCTGCTCGGGCGTGAATCGGTCTTGCGCGCCCTTGGCGAACAGGTAATGCGGCGGGCGGGCGAAATAGGACGAGGCGGCGACCTCTTGCTCGCGCTGGGGCAGCGCAGGGGAGGTGGGTTGCTGCTGCGGGAGCTCGAAGTCGCCGACCTCGAAATCGTAGGCTCGGAGCAGGTAGTCTTCGGTGAGTTTGACGACTCCAGACTGCACCAGTTTCGCGTCGCGCTCGGCGCGCTCGGTTTGCAGGCCTGTTTCGTCCTCCATGACGAACTCCGGGGGCTCGGCTCCGGGCCAGTTGAGTTCGGTTATGGCGTTGACCAAGCGCTGCACGGTGCGGGTGACCATGCGGAGATCGGCGTTTCTCCGGTCTGTTCTTACACCGTCTTGCACCAGGGCGGCGGCATAACTACCCACATTGCCCACATCGGTGGTCAGGGTCTGCCCCAGGATCACTTTCTGGATTCGCTTCGTCACGGCCGTTTCAAACCGCTCGAAGGCGGCCCCGTCGCCGGTGCTGGCGACTGCGGCGACGTCGTCCTCGCTGTCCACGGCGACGACGGCGCTTTGGAGGGCCTGGGTGAGGGCGCTGGCGAGGGCACTGGTGTCGCCGGTGGTCTTGCCGACCAGCAGGGGGGCGCCGAACCGCTCAAGGAACTGAGGCCAAAACCGCCAACCGGCCTGCCGGAGGAAGAACGGCGCGTAGAGGCGGGAGAGCAGTGCTTGACCGTAGGGGTTGCGGTAAGTCGAGCGCCGGCGGGTCAGCAGGAACTTGAACCGGGTGTCCACGTCAATTTCAATGCCGCCGTCCACGGGGAAGTAGCGAAGCTCGCCGGTGGGCCTGGGGGAGAACCACTCGAATGGGCGTTCTTCAACGCGGTCGATGCCGATGCGGCCTTCCTCAGTGCGGCGGTAGATGACCTCTGCAACGCTATACCCGTAGGGGACGGCGTACCATGCCGCGGTTATTAGGGACTCCATGACGGGCTCTATCTCTCCCCAGATGAAATCGACCTCTTGGCCTTCGCCCGGTTCCAGGCGCCAGGGGGTGCCTAGGACGACGGCGAGGCGAGTTTCCAGGGCTGCGGCGATCTCGTCGTCGTACTCCATCTTTCGGAGGTCGGCGCGGGTGAGTCCCGCGTTGTCGAGCACCTCGTCGGGGTCGGGGATCGCGGTGAGAGCCTCGACCATTTGTTCGATGGCGGTATCGTCGAAAAGCTGGCGGGTGGTGGGCTTTTTGCCTTCGGGGGGCGGCGGCGCCAAGAACCCGAAACGGGGCAGCAGGCGTGGAAACTTCATGCGGGTTCTCCTTCGATTATGCGGATCAGTTCTTCGCGCTTGAGCATTTTGCGGCCTAGGTGGATGCGGGCCTGGATCTGGCCTGCTTCGATGCCGCGGTAGATTTGCCTCTCGACGGCGGCGTAGGACCGGCCGAGGTAGGGGGCCAGGATCCAGACGGCCTCGGTAACGTGGAACAGCGGCTTTTCGGGGAGCGTCGGCGGGGTCATGGTTCCGTTCCTCATCTTGGGAATAAGCGCTCGCCCGCGGTGGCGTATTTCTTCGCGCTGCGGTCGGGCATGAGGCCGATTAGCAGGGCGTCGGCGAGGTCCGGGCTTCGGCCGAGGCGCTTGGGCTTTTTGATCTCGTCCTTCGACTCGACCTTGAGCCGGCCACTGCTGTCGAAGCTGAACTTGACGGCGGAGAGTTCGCCGGCGAGGTCGTCGGCCATGTCGGTGTCGAGGGCGGCGAAGCTGGGTTCTTCGTCCCTTAGCCACCGCTGCCCCTCGACCCACATGGCGTCGCGGATGAGGCAGGGCTGGAACTCGTCGTCCTTCCGCTTACGCGGGGCCCCTGCGCCTTCGACGACCTCCACGACGTGCTCACCTAACTCTTTCAGGCGGTCGGCTATGCCTGCGAAGCCGGCGACCCCGACCCAGATGCCCGCGGCGCTGTACTTTTCGCGGAGGGCCAGGGCTTGGCCGACGGTTTCCATGGTGTCCTGTTTCGCGTGTGCCTCCATGTGAAGGACGTTGCGGCCCTGGCGGACGCAGAGGACGGTGCGGTCGTCGCCGAATCTCGCGGGATCGACGCTGACGCGGATCTCGGCGTTCTCACCCCGGTAGGGCTGGCGGCTGATGGCTGACTCGCACCAATCGAAGGCGATCAGCACGTCGTCGTCATGCAGGGGGAAATCGCCGTCCGCGCGCACACGCACGACGTTCGACCCCTCGCCCCACTTGCGAACCAGGGAGGCGCGGTAGCTGGGATCAACGAGGGGGCTTTCGGAACTGCGGAGGTGGATGGTGGTGTATTCGGCCCGGTTCCTCATGTGGGACATGGCGAAATAGCCTGTCGCCTTGGTCGTGTTCCCTGTCATCAGGAGGCGGCTGCCGGGGGAACTGAGCGCGCCCTCGGCGACCTCGTAGACCTGATCCAATACGCCGCTGGCCTCGTCGATGACGAACATGATGCTGCCGGCGTTGTCTTCGTCGGCGTGGATTGCCTCGGTGCCGTCTTCGCTGATTTGCACGTCGGAGGCGTGGAACCCCTGGAGGGCGTCCGGGTTGTCGCGACTGCTGGTCCGGGCGACGGCGAACCATTCCGTCCGGGCGCTCGGGTCGTAGAGGCGATCACTTGTGAGTCGGAACAGGCGCGAGAGCCAGAACGACATGGGTATGCCTTCCCGGGCGGCCTTCGCGTCGGCGGCGCGGATCCACTTGCCGATTTCGGCCCAGAGCACGTCGCGTAGCTGGGCGCTGGTGGGCGCGGTGCACGGCACCTTGGCGAAGTCCCGAGTTTCCATGAACCAAAGCACAGACGCGGCGCAGGCGCCGCTCTTGCCGGTGCCGTGGCCTGAGCGGACGCTGACCTTGGCGCCTTCGCTGGCTATGGCTTTGAATATGTCGCGTTGCTGGTGGGTGGCGCGGAGTCCGAGGCGCTCGAAGGCATACCGCTCGGGGTCCACGCGCCAGTGCCGCCGGAGTTCGACGTAGGCTTGGCGCTGTTCTTCAATGCGCCCGGACACGTCAATGGCTGTTGCCGCCATCGCTCTCGTATCCGCGGAGCAGGGCGGCGAGGCCGCCACCGAACTCTGCGCTGCCGTCGGGGTTGGTTGGGGCGACCTTGGAGGGTGCATAGAGCCCATAGAGCCGCGCACGTTCCTGTATGACGCGGAGGGCGCGGTCGATGGCGCCCAGGTGCCCGTTGATGACCTGGGGCCAGATGCCCTGGAGCATTTGGTCGAGGCGCTGGCCTTCCCAGGCGCGGAGTTCCTCGACCTCGGCGGCGGTTTCCTTGTTGTAGTCCTCGACCGCCTCTTTCAGCAGCTTGCAGATCCAGCCCGGTGACTTGTTTAGCTGGGCGGCGATCTGCCGGTGGGTGCGCCCGGACTTGCGAAGCATCACCGCTTGCTTCTTTGTTTCGGCCTTGTTCAGCTTTTCGCCGCCGGTTGCTGACCTACCCATATACGGCTCCTTTGCTGCCTCCGAGCACCAGGGGGGTGCAGTTGAGGTCGTCATAGTTGATCGTCAGTTCTGTTCCGCGGCGAATCGGCCCCGCGGCGATGACAGCGAGGCCTCTCGCGGTGCAGTTCGGTTCGTCGGAGTGGTTGATGCGGTCGAGTGGGGTGCCTTCGCTGCCGTCGAGGGGGTCTAGGATGACGGCGAATGTCCGGGGGCCTAACTTGAAGGTTGTCACGTCGATGCAGAAGCGGCTGTCGACGTTGTCGGGGTAGATCGGCTTGACCGGCCCCATTGGGCAGAGATACCAGAACCCGTCGAAAAACCCGATGACCTCCCCGGGGCTGATGTGGGTTGCGGCGAAGCATCCGAGCCCGTGGATATCGGACTCGCCGACGGTGAGCTTGTCGGTGGAGAAGGTCACTCGACGAACTCCGGTTCGTCGATGAGGGCGGTGCCGGCGTCCTGGGTGGCGAGCTTTGGGTCACCTTTAGCGAAGACAAGCAGCTTTTCGTGCGCTTGCAGTAGCTGGCGGTGCTCGCCGAACCATGCGGCGAGGTAGTTGGCGAGGGCCTGCTCGGGGTCGTCGGCGGTCGGGCTGCCCTTGGCGAAGACGAGGACGTTCTGGTGGGCTTTGCCGAGCTTGCGGCTGGCGCGGAAAAAATTGCCGGCGCGCATGGCGAGGCTGCCGGTCGGGGTGACGAAGATCGCTTCGTTGTAATACCGGAGGCCGGCGTCCTCGAAAGCTTGGATCGTGTCGCTGACGAAGTTGCGGTAGAAGCCGGCCTTGTCGCGCACGTCGCCGACGACGAACACGGCAAATCGGTTCTCGCGCAGGCGCGCGCAGGCTTTGGCGATGATCTCCCGGTAGGCTTCGAGGAACTCGTCGTAGCCCATGTTGCTGATGTCGGCCGGGTTGTCGCTGTAGACCTCAAGGTCAGCGTAGGGCGGGCACGAAAAAACGAGGTCGGCTTGTTCGTCGTCGAGCAGGGTGTCGAGGTTGCGGCTGTCGCCGGTGAGCCAGCGGAGTCCGCCGAGGTCTTGTTCCTCGGTGATTTCGGTCTGGCGTATGCCGACGCACCAGAGCAGGTCCCCGGGTTTTAGGAACGGGAGGCACTTGGCCTCGTACACGGGATCAAGCTGGAGGTCGCCGAGGCGTGTCTTGGGGGCGTGGTCGTGGTAGTCGAGCTTTGACTTGACCAGGGTCACTTGCGAGCGCCAGCCCTCGGGGGCGTATTGGTTGAGGCGCTTGGTCGGGTCGGCCCCCACCTGTACGCCGAGGACGGGCACATCGCGCCCCTCGGCTTTGAGCCCGGTGAGGATGCCGGCAAGGTTCATTCCACTGCCGACGGGGACGACAATGCGCTCGAACTCTCCCCATGGGAGGTTCTGTACCTGCTCGGCGGTTGCCCGGACGGCGTATTCGCATTCCATGCCGAAGGGGATCTCGCGGTATCCGTGGGCGTCGGCGTCTTCGCGGGCCCGGGCAATAATGACGCTGTTGTATCCGGGCTTGTGCTGGATGATCTCGGCGCCCTGGTCTCGGGCGGCCTTGACCTCGGGGGAGAGCTTGCCGGTCGGGGTATGGACGCGGCAAGGGACGCCGAGGCGGGCGGCGATGTTGGCGACGATGTTGACCTGGGGGCTTTGCCGGCTGCCGGCGGTGACGAGGCCCGGGGCGCCTTCGGAGAGGCGCCAGCAGGCGCGGACCTTGCCTCCGCGGACGCCGGCGACGGTAAACAAGTCGTCGCGCTTGACGAGGTGGTCGGCGTGGCGCTCGACGGGGGTGAAGTCGGGCATGTAGTCGTCGGGCTGTTGGGGCGTTCTGAGGCCCCCGGTTCCGCTGATTTCGCGCCAGTTCGCCTTGTTGGCGGTAGTCTGCTCGGCGCGGAGGTCGATGCCGGTGTAGCTGAACCCGAGCATGGCGGCGACGATGCCGCGGACGCTCCCGCCGGCGAAGGGGTCGAGGATCTTTCCCCCGGGCGGGCAGAACCAGCGGTAGCTGACCTCAGTGAGCACCGGGTCGAAGATGCTATCGCCGGCTAGGGTAAGTTCCTCGGGGTAGGCTTCGGCGAATTCGGCCCAGGTGTAGCTTTTGCCATCCCGGTTTTCTAGCTCGCGCTTGCGGTCGAGGACGTGCCCGGGCTGGGAGCTGAGGTTTAAGGTGAGGCCGCCCTTGCCGGCCTTTTCCCCGTCCTGGCCGCGGCCTTTCTCGCTCTTGATCCCTAGGCTGAGCCAGAGGCGCTTGCGATCCTTCCAGTAGCCTTGGCGGGCGTCGAGGATGGTGAAGGGCGGGACGAGGAATTGCTCGGCGAGGGATGACTTGACTTGCTCTGCATCGGCCTGGGCGGCGGCGTTGCGGTCGGGGTTGAGTTCGTCGAGGAACTCGGCGACGGCATCGTTCTCGACTTCGATCTCGCGCAGCAGGGCGGCGAGTTGTTCTTCGTCGTGGTAGGCGAGGCCGGTGATCGGGTCGAGGGTGGCGAGGGCGAGCTTTTCCTCGTTCTCGCTGAGGTCGACGTAGACGACGGGCACTTCGGGTTCGTCCCGCCGGATCGCCAGTTCGACCCGGGCGTGACCATCGATCAGGTGCCCGGTGCGCTGGTTGACGATGACGCGCTGTATCCAGCCGATTTCTTCGAGGGAGCCTTCGAGGGCGTCGAGTTGTTCCTTCGGGTGACGCCTGAAGTTGTAGGGGTGAGCCAGGATTTGTTCTGGCGACTCGTTCCCCTCTCCGGTGATCCGGCTTTGAAATTTGCTAGACATTCAGCCACGTCCTCCGAGTGACAATGTTTCTTATCGTTCCCCAAGGCACGCCGAACTTGGCGCCGAGCGCCTTGTATCCGTGATTTCCTTTGGTCTGCTTTATGACCCGGCCCGGTCTGGTTCCCCTGGCCGCAGCCCGACGGCGGATGTCGCCTTTCCGGGTTATTTCGTATTCGGGCCACTCCGCTATCGGAGCCCACTCCGGCGCCTCGGTGCCTTCGCCGTCCAGGCGCGAGCGGAACGCGCCGGCTGGCGCGCCCTGGTGTGCGTCGGCGGTTTCCTGCGCTTTTGACATGGGTTCACCCTGTTGATGGTCGAATTAAAGTTTACCGCGTGACTAATGTCAATGTGCGGAGTAACCCTTTCGGTTAAGTTCCTCAGATTTATCTGACAACGGTCATCGGAAAATCTGTTCACGTCGCGAGAACGTGTATAGAACTAGGCGGATTTTTTACTTGTAGCCCGGGCGTGAGCTTCGCAGGCGGCCTGGGCGGCCTTCCGGTCGGCGGTGGTGCACAGGAGGTTGACCCAGTTGCCCGGGTGCCGCGGGCCCCAGCCTTGGTAGATCCAGCGACCCTCGGGGCCCTTGGCGCGACTGACCTTGTATCGGCCGCAGTCGCTGACGAGGTGGTAGTTGTCAACTTGTCGCCAGAGCATCGACTTCGTTCCTGGGGGCCTGGACCGGGGCGCCCGGTAGGGGCGCGACTTGAACGTGAATGCCAGGGAAAGGCGCGTATTGCTTGCGCTGGATGGTCTGGACGATCTGGGCGTCGTCGGCGTAGACGATGCCGTTGAGGGCGTCTTTCACGGCCTTGGCGATGTTGTCAATGTCGGGCTTGCTTGTCGGGCGCACGGTGCCGTTTAGGGCGGCGGTTTTGCGCCACTGGGGCCAAGAGTTGGGCGGGGTGATGTTGATCGTCAGGGTGACGCTCACGGGCCCGGTGAATGGGCGCCGGGGCGTCATTGCGGCGCGGGCGATCTGGCTGGCCTTGTCTTCCCACTGGCGCGTGGCCTTCGGGGTGTAGTGGCTAACGAACGACTTGCCGTCGCGCCCCTTGGCGATGCGGGAGCGGGGGCGGCCCTTGCCGATGGGCGCCCCCGGGATGGTGAAGAAAACGGATTCAGAACGGGATGTCATCTTCGATCCAGTCGGGTTCTGGGGCGTTTTGGGGAGGGGGGCTATGGGTTGGCCTAGGGTTGCCCCCGTTTGCGCCTCCTGCTGGCTCCTGCGGGCTCCTGTCGCCGAGCATTTGGAGTTCGCGCCCCTTGATCTCGGTGGTGTAGCGGTCATTCCCGCTGTTGTCCTGCCACTTCCGGGTCTGGAGGCTGCCCTCGACGTAGATCCGGGAGCCCTTGCGGAGGTATTCCTGGGCGATCTCGGCGGTGCGCCCGTAGAAGACGACGCGGTGCCACTCGGTGCGCTCTTGCTGCTCCCCGGTGTTTTTGTCTTTCCACGTCTCGCTGGTGGCGAGGCGGAGGTTGGCAATGGCGGTGCTGTTCTGGGTGTAGCGAACTTCGGGGTCGGCCCCGAGGTTGCCGATGAGGATGACTTTGTTGACTCCGCGGCTCATGGCGTTCTCCGGTTGCGGGTGGTGGGTGGTCCGTTACGCGGACCAGACGGTCGGGTCGCCTGCGGCTGGATATGCTCGCTGCCCCGACTGAGGGCTGTTACGCGGGGCGAAGGAGTTGAGCTAGAAACTCCCGCGGAGGAGTGCCCCGTTGCGCTGGCGCCACCTGCCCCCTGGGCGCCGGCTGACTCACCGTTGAGGTGATTGGTCATTCGTCGCCCCCGAACTCGAACTCGGGCGGCGCTTCTACCTTGACGCTGACCTCGCTCTTGATGTGATCGACGAGGACGTTGGTTAGGTCATCGGATGGGTTGTCCACGGTGACGGTGAAAACCGTGTCGGCCTGGGTGGCTTGTCCGCCAATGGGCTTGATGGCGATTTTTTTAATCTCGCCGAAAACGCCGCTTGCATGGCCGAAGGCGACGAGGTGGTTTTTGAATGTGCCCCAGGTGGTCAGTTCGCTGACGCCGAGCAGCTTTGGCTGGAACTCGTTGCCCCCTTCTTCCCAGAGGGCGTTGATGAGGTCCTCCGGCTCGGCGCCGGCGGCGGGGGCCAGGGCCCTGGCTTCCACCGTGCCGCTGAGCTTCACGTCGATTGCAACTATGTCGTCGCCTTCTTTGCCGCTGCGGCGGATGTTGAGGTGCTCTACGGTGGCGGCTGGTATGGCAAAATTCAGGCCCATGTTATGCCTCCTGATTGTCGTTGGTAGTGTTTCCCCGGGTTAGCTGGCGGCGAACTTCCCGTAGCGATGCCAACGCCTTCGCTCGCCGACCGTCTCGCTCGTTGCTGCTCAGCAGGGTTTTTGGATCTGCGTCGAATCCGGGCTTGGCTCGGTAATATTCGGGCGTGTAGTCGAGCCCGAAACCGTTGCGCCGCTTGCCGAGGCAGGCCGCGCGGAATTCTGGTAGGGAGGGCGGCCAGGGGTCGTCCCAGGTGTCGAGGCCGCGCTTGATCTGCTCGGCGGTGATGCCGGCGAGGCCGTCGGCCCATTCAGCGACGGCGGTTTCTTCGATGCCTTCCATTGCGGCGACCCACTTGTTCCCATAGCGCGCCTGGAGTTTGCGGAAAAGTGCGCTAGTCCAATGCGTCGGTAAACCCTTTGGCTTCGATGTCGCGGCGGGCGATTTCGTCGAGCTTGTCGGCGAAGCGTTTGGCGCGGGAGCGATCATCTCGCTGACGTGTTTCATGCTGTCCTCCGCTGAGGCGGTTTTTGATCCAGTCGGGATTGATGCCTTGCCATCCGGCATCGACGGTGACGTGGATGGCTTCGTCCGGGCTGATGTTGAGTTGGCTGGCGGCGCGCAGGGCGGCGCTCATGGCTCGGTCGAAGGCGTTCTGGGTTAGTGGCTTTTTGAGTAGCTTCCGGTGCTGCACGAACTCCTTCGCTGCGTCTTGGCTTATCCCGGGAGGGGTTTTGTCCAAGTTTACCCCGTAGCTGTTTTTTTTGCCCGACGTATTTGGTTGGGTTTTCTCGGGCTTGGGTTCGGGTTTTTCGAGTGGAAGCTGGTTCCCCCCCTCGTAGGGGGGGCATATAGGGGGGGTTTTATATTCCTGTTCCTGTTCCTGTTCCTGTTCCGCAGCGTTACTAACGCGTTCGTAACGCGTTACGGACGCGTTATTACCTTGTGATGCACTGTTACGCCAACGGGCTTGGCGCGCGGCATTGTTGCGCCGGTTTTTGAGCATTTTGCTAACTTGATTAACAACATAGGGATGGTAAAGGCGGCCGTCTGAGTGCCTTTCCCATCCGCGGAGCAGGATCTTCCGATGCACCTCTAGCCATTCGACGGAGCACCCTATTCGGGCCGCGATATATTCGAGGTCGTCCTCGTAGGAGCCCACCGGGGTTGATGACCATGCTTCCGCCCAGAGCATGAGCAACCAAGGGCGAACCTCTGGCGCAGCCAGCAACCATGTTCGACTTTGCTTGATGCGCGAAATATTGAATTCCGGCTTGTATCCGTTCGCCTCGGTATCCTCGGGATATGGAGGATCGGGTAGTTCGTTTCGCACTACCTGCAACCCCCGTGTAGCCAGGTCCATGTCATCCTCCGCGCGAACGCCTGATTGGCTCGCTGATGTGTTCCCAGCCCTCGGCAATAGGCATGGGTTCGTGGGGGAGCGTCCCGTAGAAGTGCTCTAGCACTTCGTGTAGGCTGACGTTACCGTCGCTCGCTTTGGCTAGGCCGCGGATGAGGTCTGGCTTGGGCACCTTGAAGGGGCGCTCGTTGACCAACTGCGGCATGTAGAGTGGGGAGGTGCCGGCGCGGCGCGCGTACTCGGCACGTTCTTCGTCGGTCAAGCCCAGGTAATAATCTCGGAACTTCATCTCGTTTTCCTTTAGGTAAAGTCTCCCCCTAAGTGTAGCCCATCGGTAATTTTTGCGTCCAGTTTTGTGGCGTTGATTATCTGGACGATAATGTCTATTGTCGGAGACGCTTACCTGGGGAGGTAAAGATGAAATCATCTATTCCGGCTGAAGAAGTCCGCGTGTGGAACATGCGGTTTCTGGCCGAGGAACTGGGCGGGGTGTCCAAGTTCGCCGAAAAACTTGAACGGTCCCAATCGCAGATTTCCCAACTGATTGGGAAGAACCCCAACAAGACGGTAGAACGTCGGCTAGCGCGTATCGTTGAGCAGAAGTGCCGGCGCCCGTCCGGGTGGCTCGACGCGCCGCACGTCACGGATTGGCTGAAGATCGAACGAACGGATTGGCGGGCGGGGCTGCGTCGGTCGCTGTTGCAATACGGAATATCCATCGACGCGGCGCCCACGCGGAACGAGGAAGCTGAGCTCGAACTCTGCACCCGGTTCCGGTTGCTGGACGAGAAGGATCAGACGCGCTTGCTCGACATTGCGCGGGTATTCGTAGAGCGGGCATAAAAAAGCCCCAGGGCGCGCGCACACACGTTTTGTCCCCTGGGGCTGGCGTCACGTTGCCGCCTGGGCCCCAGGCTACCTGAAGGGGCCCGGGTAATAAACCCTGAATTTTTTACCCTTCAGCTATTGCCACACCCTCCGCATGGGGCTAGAGTTTAGCTGTCGGCTATGTTGCCGACGCTACTTTACCCCGGAGGGCTTTATGCCTATTGCGAACCTATCCCGATGCGATCTGAAGGCGGTTGACCTGTCGGGGGCCGATCTGCCGGAGGCGTTGCTGATCGGCACCAACCTGACCACGGCGTTCCTTGTCGAGGCGAATGTGCGCGCGGCGTGTTTTATTGGCGCCAAGCTCCGGTTCGTCGATATGACGCGAATCACCGCCCCGGCGGCAGACTTCAACGGGGCCGACCTCCGCGGTGCGGTCCTCGCCGGTGGCGCCTTCCGGCTGGCGACGTTCCAGGGGGCCGACCTTGCGAATGTGGACTTCCGCGGCTCGGACCTTTCGTTGGCTGACTTCACCGGAGCAAAGCTGGTGAACACGGATTTCCGCGGGTGCATCCTCCGCGGCGCCAAATTCGATGACGATACCAGCGGCGCCAAATTCGATGACGGGATGCGAGAGTATGCGGCCGGGTCGGTCGCGCTGGAGGTGGTCGATGGCACTTTCTGATCTGATCTTGCTGCTGATCGTCCTGGGGATTATCTCGTTCGCGCTGTTGGTCGGCGGGCTGATCGCGACATTCATCGAAAACATTCTGGAGCGTCAGCCATGAGCGAGTGCTTTCACCAGATGCCGACGGTTATCGGCTCCGGGCTCGCCGTGCTGGTGGTCTTCCACTACGACAAGGGCTCTCCCCCGGTGCTGTACCCGGTGGACCGGGCTGATCCGGGCGAGCCGCCGGAGGTCACTATCCGTTCGGTCGAGGCCCGTCAGGCTGGCAAGTGGTTCGACGTTATGGACGACCTCTCCGAGTCTACTCGGGACGCGCTCCGGCTCCAGGCTTTGCAGTACATCCGCGACCTGGGCGAGGAATATCGGGCCCGGGCTTTCCCCTAAAAAAATTACCGGACAGCTATTGTTTTTGGGTTAATTCCGGCTTATACTTTAGCTGTCCGGTAAATAAACGGACCCACTTAACCAACTGGAGAACGAAATGGCTCACATGATCGACATGACCAACGGCCGCGAGAATATGGCATACGTCGGCCGGAAACCCTGGCACGGGCTGGGCCAAGAATTGACCCCCGGCGCCGACCTCGAAATCTGGGCGCGCGAAGCCGGTCTGGACTGGACCGCTGAAACGTCGCCGGCTTGGTTCCTGCCGGCCGGTGCTGATGAGCACGCCGAGATCCCCAATACCACCGTCATTCACCGCTCGGATAACAGCGCCGTGCTCGGCGTTATGTCAAGCCGCTATCAAATCCTCCAGCCGCGCGACGCGCTCGGGTTCTTCGACGAGTTCCTGAAGGCGGGCGACCTCGAAATGGAAACCGCCGGCTCTCTGGACGGCGGACGCCGGATCTGGGCGCTGGCGCGGGTCGGCGAAGACCTCGTCATCAAGGGCCAGGATCAGGTGCAGGGCTTCCTGTTGGTCGCCACCTCCTTCGACGGGTCTATGGCTACCACGGCCAAGTTCACGACCGTGCGGGTGGTCTGCCAGAACACGCTGCACATGGCCGACTGGCACGACCACCAGCCGACCGTCCGCATTCCGCACTCCACGGCCTTCGACGCCGAGGTGGTCAAGGCGGAACTCGGGCTGAAGAAGCGCGCCTGGGAAGACTTCGGCGACGTAGTGGTCGCGCTGGCCGACCGTAAGGTGGACAAGTTCGAGGCCCGTCGCTGGCTGATCGACGTGTTCGGCGACCCGTCGCTGCCCATCGAAAAGCAGAGCGAGGCCGATGCGAAGGTCATGCAGAAGGTCTGGAACGCGGTCGAGGGCGGCCAGGGCCAGAACCTCCGCTCCACCGCCGGTACCGCCTGGGGGCTGGTCAACGGGGTGACGTACTTCGAGGACCACCAGCGCCGGTTCCGCAACGACAACAACCGGCTGGCCTCGGGCTGGTTCGGCGAATCCGCCGACCGCAAACAGCGCGCTCTGAGCGCCGCCCTGAAGCTGGTCGCCTGATCTCTCCAGTTGGCGCCCTCGGGTAGTCACGTCCCCTGGGCGCCCTTTTTAGGAGTTCGAAATGAACGCAAAAAACGACTACATGACGCTCCGCATACCGCGGTCCACACCCGCCGCGACGTTGATCGCGCTGGCGTTCGATCTGCGGTGCTCCACGCACCAACTCTCCGACGGCTCCATTGCCTTTATCCCGCTGCGGGGCGTGCCCGACGCGCGGAATGAGTACGGGTTCCCGTCCGGTGGCGTCGTCAACGCAAAACTGGAGGCCAAAGCATGAGCACGGCACTCACAACCCTGTCCGCGAAGCTCGCTGCGAAGCTCGAAATGGGCGAGGTCGATAGCGCAGATCTCGTCCAAACACTGAAGGCGACCGCCTTTAACGCGAAGGTCACGAATGAGCAGATGACGGCCTTGCTCGTCGTCGCTAACCAGTACGGGCTGAACCCGTGGACGAAGGAGATTTATGCGTTCCCGGGTAAGAGCGGCGAAATCGTCCCGGTGGTCGGCGTCGATGGGTGGGCGCGGATCTGCAACGATCACCCGCAGTTCGACGGCGTTGACTTCGAGTTCTCCCCTGACGGCGAGGCCTGCACCTGCCTCCTGTATCGGAAGGACCGCTCGCGGCCGGTTGTCGTCACGGAGTACATGGCCGAGTGCCGGCGGGGGACGCCACCGTGGCAGTCCCACCCGCGGCGGATGCTGCGGCATAAAGCCCTTATCCAGGCGGCCCGTCTCGCGTTTGGCTTCACGGGGGTCTACGACCCGGACGACGCCGAGGTAATCGCCGAGAGGGATATGGGTGCGGCCGAGGTCGTTTCGAGCGACACACCGCGGCAGGACCCGCCCTCGCTGCCCGAATACCCCGAGGGCGAGTTCGGCAGCAACCTTCCCAAGTGGGAGGCCGCCATCAAGGCTGGGCGCATCACCGCCGACGCGATGATCGCGCGTATCTCGTCCAAGTACACCCTGAGCGACGCGCAGGCCGCGCGCATCCGCGGTATCGGGGCCCCAATCGACGTAGACCCGGAGACGGGGGAAGTGCTGGGCGACGACCCGAATGCGGCCTGGGTTAACGACTACGAGGGGGCGATGCGATGAAAACCCATAACGTGCAGCAGGGGAGTTCCGAATGGCTGGATCTCCGGCGCCGGCATTTCACGGCCAGCGAGGCGGCGGCGATGCTCGGGGTGTCCCCGTACATGACGCGGGCTGAACTGCTCCGGGCAAAGGCGACCGGGGAGGAAGGCGAGGTGCCGCCCGCCAAGCAAGCGCTGTTCGCCAAGGGGCACGACGCGGAGGCCGCGGCGCGGCCTATCGCCGAGCGGATCCTCGGGGAGGAACTGTTTCCGACGACGCTCTCCGACGTGATCGACGGGCTTCCACTCCTGGGCTCGCTGGACGGGCTGACTATGATGGGCGAGTTCGCCTGGGAGCACAAATACTGGAACGAGGAACTCGCGGCGTCGGTGCGCGCCGGGGTGGTGCCTGAAACCCACCGGCCGCAACTGGACCAACAATTGCTGGTGTCCGGGGCGCTTCGGGTGCTGTTTATGGTGTCCGACGGCACGGAGGATCGGTGCGTCCATTGTTGGTACGAGTCCACGCAGGAACGCTATGCCGCACTGCTCGCCGGCTGGCAGCAGTTCGCCAAAGACCTCTCCGAGTACAAGCACACGGAGGTCGCGCCGGCACCTACCGGGCAGGCGCCTGACGTACTGCCGACGCTGCACGTCGAGCTTCAAGGCTCGGTCATCGCGTCGAATGTCGTCGAGTACTCGAACGCGGTCGCTGCCCGTATCCGGTCGATCAATACCGATCTGCAAACGGATCAGGACTTCGCCGACGCCGAGGCTACGGTGAAGTTCCTGGGCGAGGCGGAAAAGGAGGTCGAAGCGGCCAAGCAAGCGGCCATTCGGCAGACGGCGAGCATCGCGGATCTGTTCTCCGCGGTGGATCGGCTGCGGTCGGAAATGCGGTCGAAGCGGCTCGAACTCGACAAATTGGTCAAGAAGCGCAAGGAGGCAATTCGGTGGGAGATCGTTAGCGAGGCCAGGGAGCGGCTGGCGGCTGCCATTGACGAGTGGGGGCCCTACGACACGCGGGTATCTCCGCCGCGGGAGCCGGTCGGGTTCGCGGCCGATGTGACCGCGGCGATGAAGGGCAAGCGCACGGTGCAATCGCTCCGCGACGCCGCTGATCAGGTGCTGGCCGACGCCAAGGTCGCGGTGCAGCGCGAGGTCGCGCTGGTCCGCGCTAACCTCAAACGGTTCGACAATGAACTCGGGGGCGATGTGCTGCTGTTCCCCGATCTCGACCAACTCGCCCGCAAGGCGCCGGATGATTTCGATGCGGCTATTCGGGCGCGCCATGCTGCGGCCGAGCGTGTCGCTGAGGCGCCGCCAGCGCCCGCACACGCGCCTGAACCGCAGCGGCCTATGGTTCCGCCTAAGAGCGACCGTCTCGACCCGTACACGGCCCACGCTGCCGGCCCTGACGTGGTGCTCGCGCTGCACGACGGGGTGCCGGTGACGCTCGGGCTGGAGGAGGCGATTCAGCTTCGTGATCGGCTGACCGCGGCCATCCGGCAGGCCCGGAAGGAGGCGGCGTAGTGAATGCAGGCAGGGCTCGGCAGGGCGTGGATCGGATTGGCTGGCAAGGCTTGGCGGGGCTTGGCATGTCCCGGCACGGATTGGCTGGCTCGGGTAAAAAACAGGAGTAGACGATGAGCAAATATCACTGGGTTGAAGACGAAAACTGGATCGAACGCGAGGGCTCGCTTGCCCGTGTCTATAACTGCGACGGCGAGACGGTCGCGGCGTTCTCGGATCGGCTGAGCGATGAACAGGTCCGGTCGATCCTCCGCTACATGGACACTGCCTACCGCGAGGGCTATCAGCACGGATCAGACGATCACGCGCGGGAGCTTCGCGGGTTGCTTCGGGTCGGCGATGAGATCAACGATCGCCTCGACGACTACGAACGGTTCGGGGTGTAGCCATGACGACGCAAGGAATCCCGTTTCGCCGTTCCTCCACGGGGCACTACAAAAGCCCAGCCAATTATGTGACGCCGGCTCGCTCGGGTAATGCCGAAATGATCCGGGAGCGCGCGTGGCGCGAGGCTTGCCAGAAGATGCGGGCCGGGGTTGACCTGTCCCGGGTCATCCACGACCTCCGGTGCCGGTATGCCTTCGCGCACGACGTGAACTACGGCAAGGCCGAGGTTGATGAAACCTGACGACCGCTTCTGGAGATCTGAATGTGATCGAACTAATCGTCCCCCTTGTCATCGTTTGGAACGGAATCGTTTTTGAGTGCGTTCCGATTAATGGCGCCATTGAAATGACCTGTCGCCCGGTGGGTGAGGTCGATCCGCAAGCCTGCCGGGATTGCCGGCCGGCGGGCTCAACTGAGCGGAAAATCTGATGCCACATAACCCTGATCGACTGGAGCAGCAAAGGAAGGG